TAGGAAGTGTGTTGAGATTAGAGAGAAAGCTCAACGTGTAGCTGAAGAATCTATCTCAGAGGCAAAGACCCTCTGGGATGCTAGAGTTGCCCATGTTAATATTACCAGAAGTAGTGGCTTGCTTGGTGGACTCTCCAAGACAATTAATGCCACTGGTATTAAGTGGAACAATACCGACCTGTTTGATAATAACTTTAGTCAGATTTTCATTGGGGACATTGAAGGTTTGTCTGTTAGGGTTTATTATAGAGATGGTTGGAAGAAAGCAGTCCAAACAGACCATGTTAGCAAACTGCTAGTAGACCCTAATGCCGCCATCTTTGTTGACGACCTTAAGCGTGGTGGAATCAGTCGTATTAAGCATCATGTTAAGGAGAATACCTCCAGTGGCAGGTATGAACATGGTGATAGCAAGTTTAAGGTCTACAGGGTAACTGGTACGGATGAGGCTATTGCTAAGTTCCGCGAACTAGTGGGATGCGACGAAAGCCACATCAATAAGACCTCTGACCTTGATAAGCCTATTAGTAATAGGTCTTACGATGCAGAAAAACGCACCAGCGTTGCCAAATGGAATGGCAGGACTTATAGTTGGAAGAAAGGTCAGAACTGGTCTGATGTTGATATTGATCTTAATGATGGTGGTTATTTCGTAAGGATTGACCGCTATGAACTTACCCAAACGCATGGAATGTTTCCTGACCTCACTACTCTTGGTCAAGTCGTAGACCATCTTATTGCTCTTGGTTACGACATTGATAAAGATAAGATTTATGGTATCAAGAATGTCGTTTGGAATAGAGCTAAGTTCCAGAAGTTGGTTAACTCGGAAGGTAAGTGGGTTGACATTACTCAGCTTGCCCAAAAGGTGGCTAAAAATATTAGTGAAGAAGATAAGCAACTTATCGAAGACAGGATGTCTGTCAGGGATATGTTTGATAATCTTGGGATAGACGTTAAAGAGATTAAGAAAGTTGCTCGTAAGACTACTACTGAAAACAATGGTCTTAGACAGATTGTTGCTCTCAAAGAATACTATGATAAGCAACAGGAAGAGAAGAAGGCAGAAGATACTTACAACCTGTGCAGGATTTTCAAAACACTTCCTGACAAGGTTGATAACAAACACAAGACCCACCTTATAACATGTCTTGATAAGTATCCCTTGATTAAAATGTTGTCCAAAAGATATTACGGAATTGAAGAGGAGATGGTTGAAGAACTGGCCCGTTATGTTGACCTTATTGAAAGGGAGAGTAATGCCTAAGCATGTCTCAGGGAAAGACCTTAAGGAGAAAGACATAAGGCTATTTAACCCTTCTGAAACTGACTACATGAGCAAAAGACGTGTAGTAGAAAAAGTTATTAAATTACTACAAGGGGAAAACAGGAGAAGAAAATTAGAGAAGGCGTTTAGAAAACTGAGTGTAGAAGAATTAGTTATGTTAGGAATGTTCGTAGAACGAACAATTGACAAAGAAGTCGAAGTAAGGAAACAAACAGATGAATAAAATTATCATCGCACTATCGGTTACTGTAGCTACATTGATTAACTATGGAATTCACCTTCACAGGGAAAATTCCCACCTTGAACGTCTGATTAAATTATCAGACACCCGAAGTGATATTAACCAAGAGTGGGCAAATGAAATCACCCATGTCATGCTTAATAAGCTCAGCACAGAGAATGAAGAGGGCATGAGGAACCAAGGCAGAATGGAAGGCATTGTTGAATACCTTACTAACCCCAAGGATTATCATTCTGTTTGGCATGAGGGTTATCAGCACGGACTTAACCAAAGCGAAGAAATGGCTAAGATGGAAAAGGGAGAATTATTCCCTACCGATAAGCCCATGCCGGTTAAGCCCGATGTCATTAAGAAGCCAGATTTCGATAAAAAAATCGAGAAGATTGACTCTGGTGGAGAATAGGCTATAATAAGGTAGGTTGACTGGTGTTAACGTCTTTATGGGTTCAAGACAATACAGGTTCGATTCCTGTACAACCACTTACCCAACAAAGGGTAGACACTGTTCCTTTCTTTGGAGATGTTGAGATGAATTACATTGTTAGCGGAACTGGTGTTATGACCATTGTGGTTGATAACAAAAGCTACACTGTTGGATACGATCATCCTAATTATATGGCGATTAAAGAATGTGTCGTCAATAATGATGAGTCTAAGATTGAAGAGCTAATCGACATTCCCTCCGCTATTGAAGATTACGCAGAAGGAAAGGTCACTGTTACCGATGGGGTTCTTCGCTATGACGGTGAGGAGATCCACAACAGCCTTACTGATCGTATTATGGGAATGATGCGCACAGGATTCCCCTTCGAGCCTATGATTAAGTTCTTGGCCAATGTCTTGGAAAACCACAGCAACCGTGCTGTTCAGGAACTCTATACGTTCCTTGAGCATAAGAATCTTCCCATCACAGAAGATGGTTGCTTCCTTGCATACAAAGCAGTTACTGATGACTACAAGGACAAGTGGACCGGAGAGATTGATAATAGCGTTGGTCAAACTGTTAGCATGCAACGACGCAAGGTTAACGATGACTGTGGTGTTGGATGCTCTGATGGACTTCACTGCGGGGCATTGGAGTACGTCGAAAGCTACCGGGCCGAACACGCCGGTGACCGTGTAGTCATTGTCAAGGTTAACCCGAAGGACGTTGTTTCGGTCCCAACCGATTGCGAATGCCAGAAAGTTCGCACCTGTGAATATCAGGTTATTGCTGACTATGAAGGACCACTTAAGAGTCTGTTGCATAGCAGCGAAGATGGGGACGCTTGGACTCCAGAACAATTCGCAGATTTTATGCACACCCTTATGTCTCAGGATAACGATTCTGATTCCGATTACGACTTTGATTCTGAAGACGAAGGATGGAAGAATAACTAATGACCATAGACTTCTTAGCTTCAAATGTTACTTATTTGAAGGGGGACTTTATGGAATTTGTCTGGTTATTTTTCATGTTAGTTGCCATATCGTTTGGTTTTTTTTCTGCCCTTTGTTCGGAAAGAGGAAAAGAAATTGTTGATAGTAGAAATAGAGTATTAAACCAGACACCTGCGATGACACTACAAAAATCTGAAATTATAAAAACTAAGAAACCCAAACCTAAGACTAAACCTAAGCCAAAAACATTTGATGAAAATGATTGGCAGGAGATATGCGAAGCTGCTGTAGAAAAAGCTAAGACAGGAGACGCTAGGTCTAGAGACTGGGTTTTAGAAAACATCTTTAACAAAAGTGAGCAAGGCGACACTAAGACTAGTAAGGAAATCGTTGAAGATTGCACTTGGGCGCTCATCAACTATGGATATAAAAAGGCAGACGCTATTAAGCTAGTTAATGAGAAAGTAGCTGATGCCGAATACACCAGCGTTGAGGAACTCCTTAAGGACATATTTAAAAAGGGATAGCCATGAGAATTAGCGGAGAAATGTTTGATAGCCTTAAACCAATTCTTAGCAAGGCTTATGACGATAACAAAGAAATAAGATTCACATATAACAAGAAAGAGAGACAAGGAAAACTTACCGACTTTGGCTTTGGGCCGAAAGGCCCGTTTGTAACTATTGATGTCCGGTCAACGGATAAAAAGAGTGAGTATAAGTCCTTCTCTATTTCTGGGATAAAGGATCTGGAAGTAGTGGAGAAGGTAGATGCGAAAACTTAGGGGCTTTGACCAAACTTATGACAGAACGGTAGAGCATGGTCTGTATAAGTTTTTAAATACCAAGGCAGTATTCAATAAAAGCGCAGGGGCAGACCCGAAAGAAAATTACGATAAAGAAAAAGCACCTCTTATTGAACTTTATGCCGAAAGATATGAAAAGGGTTTAGATATATGGACCGGCGAACCTCTGAGTAATTCAGAATTAGCACAATGGGCAGAAAATATATCTGGAAAATCTAGTGAGAAGACTTAAAGGCACTACTTGTTATCTGTGCGGACCAATGGACAGAGTTCCAGATGGCGGCACTGAGTGGAGAGAACATATCTCCAAAAGATTAAAGAACTGGGGTATAGGAGTTTTTAACCCATGCGACAAACCTAGCAATTTTGCAGAGGAAAACGAAGAAACAAGAACTGCAATTGAATATCACAAAGACAGCAGAAACTACGAAGCTGTTGCAGCAACAATGAAACCAATATGCTCTGTAGATTTAAGAATGGTTGACGTTGCTCATTTCATTATTATGAATATCGACATGGATGTTCATCTATGCGGATCTTATCATGAAGCGTTCTTGGCACTTTCACAAAGAAAACCAGTGCTGATAAGGTGCAAACAGGGTAAACACAACGCACCAAATTGGATGTTTGGAGTTGTACCTCATGATTTGATATTTAGTGATTGGGAAGAGTTGCTTGAATATTTAAACGAAGTTAATTGCAGCGAATCTGAAGTAGATCACCTTAACAGGTGGAGATTCTTTGATTTTGACAAGGTTTATGGAATTAACGATGAGTTGGCAGGTAAACGGAGTTAACAATGGCCCGGCAGCGTAGTCAAAACAGGATACCAGCCAAAAAGGAAGCGTATAAGTATCCAACTAGGTTTGGTAGTCACTCATCCATGATTGATGAGGAAAAAACTGGCGAGCTAAATAAAGATAAAAAAGTTGTCCTTGAAGATGAGCATGGTTATTATGTTACTGACGAAGATCGTATAGACAATGGTCTTGCAGATCCCAGTAGATATAAGTCTAGTAGACTAAAGTTTAATAAAGGGTAGCATACGACCTTATCCGCCGAATTTAACTAAAGGCCGGTGGCTTTAGTCGCCGGTCTTTTATTGTGTATGCGGAAGATTTAATTATGATTATTGAAAATGAAATCAAGCTGGATTTTAACGACGTTCTAATTAGACCGAAGAGGTCGACTTTAAGCAGCAGGTCTGGTGTTAACATTGAGAAGACATATCGCTATTTAAACTCCGGTATAACTGAAACCATTGTTCCTATAATTGCTGCCAACATGGATACCGTTGGTACTTTTGCTATGTCGGATCAACTGGAACAGGAAAGAATGCAAACGTGTTTGCATAAATACTACACCTTAGATGACCTTGTTGACTTCTTTGGCAAAGCAACGAGATTAAATACTTTTTATACAATAGGTATAAAAGAAGAGGATGTAGAGAAACTAATCAGTGTTTTAGATCCCGGCTGGTCAGAAGTATACAAGATATGTATTGATGTTGCAAATGGGTATCAAAAAGTTTTTGTTGACCATGTTAAAAGAATCAGAGATAGTTTTCCTCATTCATGTATTATGGCTGGGAATGTTTGTACACCAGAAATGGTTAGCGAACTTCTTATCAGCGGAGGCGCAGACATAGTAAAGATTGGTATTGGGCCGGGAAGTGTATGCACTACGAGAAGGATAACAGGTTGCGGATACCCACAAATTTCTGCAATAATTGAATGTGCCGATGCTGCTCACGGTCTAGGAGGACATATCTGTGCCGATGGAGGTTGCAGACACCCCGGCGATGTCGTTAAGGCGTTTGCTGCTGGTGCTGATTTTGTAATGCTTGGAGGAATGTTTGCGGGTACAGATGAATGCGAGGGAGAGTGGCAATATAAAGACGGGAATAAGTCATTAAAGTTTTACGGAATGTCTAGCGAAGATGCAATGAAAGCCCACAACGGAGGGGTTGGAACCTACAGAACCTCTGAAGGAAAATCTACATCCGTTGAATACAAAGGACCAGTTATGAATGTTATTCAGGAAATAACTGGGGGGCTTAGAAGTGCATGTGCTTATGTTGGAGCAAGAACACTAAAAGACTTGCCAAAATGCGCTACTTTTGTTAGAGTAAATAGAGTGCATGATATCAATGTGTGAGGTAACTATGGTATACACGATAGCTAGAATAAGTATATTTGGAAAAGGAATTCTTGCAGCAGATGAGAGTTCCCCCACCATAGCAAAACGTCTTAAGTCCGTTGGTGTAGAGTCTACCCCAGAGAGCAGACATGACTATAGACAAACTCTTTTTAGCTCTCCCGGTATAGAAAACTATATTAGCGGAGTTATTCTATTTGATGAAACAATAAGAACAGAAGCAACCATTAAACCACTTAGGGACAAGGGAATTTTACTAGGTGTAAAAGTTGACAAAGGTGCAGTTCCTTACGATAATCACAAGAGGGGCGAAAAACTCACCGAGGGAATGGACGGTCTCGACGAGAGGCTTGAAGAGTACAGGAAACTCGGAGCCACTTTTACTAAGTGGAGAGGTGTAATTAACCCGAATAACAGTGTTGGCGGAATAACAGCAAATGCCTACACACTTGCCAGATACGCAAAAAAAAGCCAGCTTCAGGGTTTGATCCCAATAGTTGAGCCAGAAGTTATCATGGATGGTGGTCACTCTATAGAGGACTCCCTAGAGATAACAGAGAGAACCCTGAATATAGTTTTTGAAGCGCTGTTTTATGAAAATGTTTCCTTGGAAGAAATGATATTAAAACCAAATATGGTTCTTTCGGGATATGACAATGTTAATTTTTGGAATTCTCTGGACAGACGAGAAGTTACCGCAGACTTTACAAAGAGATGTCTTCTCAGGTCTGTTCCAGCAGCGGTTCCAATGATAGCCTTTTTAAGCGGTGGACAACCAGACGGCGAGGCCGCTGAACATTTATCTTTAATAAATAAAGAAGAGCTTCACCCGTGGTATGTTTCTTTTTCGTTTGGCAGAGAGCTTCAAAAACAATGCCTTGAACACTGGTCTAATGGAAACAAAGAAAAAGCCCAAAGCTCATTTATTGAACGTGCTAGAGAGTGCAGTGCCGCAACACACGGTGCTTTATGAGTTCTCTAATATACAAATGCAGCGAAAGCATGGGGGATTTGCATTGGGAAACACAGGTATATTTGTCAGAGGGCAAGGTTGAGATTTCTTTCATACAAACCTGCTTCGATGGAACAAAGGTTATAACTAAACAAAACGTAATATTGACAACAGAAGAACTTTCTAAGATTGTTTCCATAATGGAAAAAGAAAGACGTAAATGAATCCTACCATGGAAAAGAAAAAAGATTTAAAAAAACAACAGCCAATGCACCAAAGGGTTGAAATAGACCTAAAACATCTTGAGGAAAAAATAAGAAAAGATGTTATAGATAAACTCGGAAAGCCTGATGGGTTATCTGAAATAAAAATTTTTAATGTTTATGGGGATAGCTGGAGAGTTAATATATATACTCAAAAACCAAGAAAAGACTCCCCTGTTAAGGATACTGTAATAAGCCATAGCTTTTTTTGCAGAATAAGAAAAGACGGCAGACTAATATACAATCCTAAAATTGAAAAGAAATATTAATCATGGCTATTCTAAAAAAGAATTCGGTCTCTTTCAAGGCTTCAGTAGACTGCATGAATAATGAGGATGGTGAATTATTTTTTACTTATCTAAACATGCGGGACAAAGGTAAACTATTTGGTAAAATAGATTCTTATCTTTTATATAAGGATAATATAACCGCTGAAGATATATTCTACAGTCTAGATTGCGACCTATTCGGAAGCAAATTTTATAAAATTAACATATCAATAGAAGAGCTACCAGATGTCCAAAAAACAAAAAGAAAGAAAGAAAAAGGCAAGAGAGAGAAGATCAAAAAAGAAAATCTTAGAGCGAAGGAGTGACATAAGAGAAGACAGACGATTAAAAAAAGAAGTGGAAAGACTTCAGTGGGAAAATAGGGAAAGAATAACCCCTATTAAAAAAAATAAAGATGAACAGGAAAAACATTAACAAGTCTATAGCTATTGCAAAGAGCCTGTTTCCCGAATCCTATCAGAAAAAAACAAAATACCAGCCCTTCCACTTTGCTTTTTTGTGGAAGAAGAACCGGCTTATATCTATAGGGCAAAACATTGTCGATAAGCCGTCTGCAAAGGCTCTATACTTTGCAAAAAGATTTGGGTCAGAGAAACAGAAAAAATACCCATACATGCATGCAGAGATTAATGCCATTCAAAGGGCTTGGGGAAAAGTTCATATAGATAGTTCAATGAGCCTGATTTCTTTAAGGCTATCTGTAAATGGAAATCTACAGATGGCAAAACCATGCAGAGATTGTCAATCGGTACTATCCGCCCTTAATATAGAAAGTGTGTGGTGGTCTACTTCAACGGGTAAAATTGCAACATTGGGAGATTAATTATGAAAACAATAGCATTAAGCGGTGGATTTGATCCTGTTCACATTGGACACGTCCAAATGATACAAGACGCCTGTAGGTATGGAAAAGTAATAATCATACTAAACAGCGACGACTGGCTTAGAAAGAAAAAGGGATACTCTTTTATGCCTTTCGAGGAACGCAAGTATATACTTAGCGAGATGGAGTCTGTTTACGAAGTAGAGTCGGTAGATGATTCTGACGGAACTGTTTGTGAAGCATTAGATAGAATTAGGCCAAATTATTTTGGAAATGGTGGCGATAGAGTTTCTGACAATGTTCCAGAAGTAAAGCTGTGTGAAAAACTTGGTATATATCTGAAATGGAATATTGGCGGCAGCAAGATACAGAGCAGTAGCGATTTAGTTACACACGCCACAGAATACGATCATAGAGATATAGATTTAAAACACCACAGAGATCCAGACCACCCATTTAATCTGGATATCGGGGGAGACGGATAAACACACCCTTAGCCCCCGTAGCTCAGTGGTTAGAGCGCCGTTCTTATAAAGCGGTAGTCGATGGTTCGATTCCATCCGGGGGTACTTCGTCTATTCTTCTTGTTCCAGCTAAATTTTCCGGTTGGAGCAGACAACAACACTAGCTTGGCTGGTGAGTAAAAATTTTTAAAAAAAGATTGACAATATTCGGCCCGATGGATACTATAATATGTTACTAACACACAAGGGAGGTAAACTATGCCGTCCGTAGAAGACATGGCCAAAGCTTATACTGATCAGATTGTTCAGAAAATAGGTGACCTAGAAAAACAGGTGGCTGCACTAAGGTCGTATTTGGAAGAGTGCGAAGAAGAACTTAAAAAGGAGAACGACGATGACTGAGACACAATTTCTCATGGCTCTATCTGAAACCACAAAGGCTTACAAATGGACCATCGACGGGAAGACAATTGTCGGGGTTGCAAAGAACGGAAAGTCTCGCGGAGAGAAATTCGATCCCATTACAGCAGTTTGCAGGTCTGCCGGTAAGGGGACTTATCCCTCAACAGCAAGGGGAAAGAAGACTGCTGCAAAGAAGCTAGGTGTTGACACTACTCTGACATCTAGTGTTTCAGTTGCAACTAAAGCAACTACAAACAGGGGAAATGGTCAGGTTCTAAGAGGTAAGATTAGACAGGTAGTTGGTGTATGAATCTTTCGGAATTTAGGAACTGGCACTATAACAGACCTGCTTACGATTGGCCAGACAACCACCTTGGGTTTCCATGGCACGACGGAAGGCCAAACCATAGCGACATTTCTTCACACATCCCCTTTTTACAATATCTAGCATCAAAATGCAATCATATAGTTGAATTCGGTGTAAGGGATGGTGGAAGTACGTCTGCGTTTATGTGTGGGTTGCCAAGCTCTGGAAAACTTATGAGCTACGATCTAAACGAACCACCGTTTATTTCTGAACTTGATATTTCAACAGTTCCATGCGATTGGAAATTTAATATTGCAAATACTACAGATGAAAATTTTGAGATAGAGGAAACAGATCTTCTGTTTATTGACACACTTCACACATATGAACAGGTGAGAGATGAGCTAGCACTTCACGCTCACAAGGCTAGGAAGCAAATAGTTTTTCACGACACCCAGTCTCATGGTGAAATTAGCAGAGATGTAAATGGTGCGGAAGGCATATTGAAATCAATCTACGAGTTTTTAGATTCCAACAAGGAATGGCACATTGCCTATAAGGTTGAGTTCTGTCAAGGGCTAACCCTTATAGAGAAAAGCAGTGGCTAAATACTATATAGAGTCTGGAAATTTTAAAAGGGTAGTAGATGCTGCCGAACCCTTTGAGGCTTGCATGAATGCCGTTAGCGATTCCCTAGATGAGTACGGCACTGTTGATGCCGGTGAAACATTTGTTGTAAACGAAAAAGGATTTCCCTCAGAAAGAGTTCCTTACGTAATTGATACCATGCATGAAAAATTCTTTAGTGTTAACAAAGTTATAGATGCGGTTAGAGAAAGAGGGTACTAGTTATCTACGCCCTCGTAGCTCAGTTGGATAGAGCAACGGTCTTCTAAACCGTAGGTCGCACGTTCGAGTCGTGCCGAGGGTATTTATGGAGGTTTAGAATGCCTGATACAAGCAAAAGATTAATAGTGGATTGCGATGGGGTTATTGCAGACAAAACCCATGGTGGTGAATATTCAAAAGCTGAGCCACTTCAACATGGCATAAATCAAGTTAATAAACTTTACGAGATGGGCTATGAAGTTGTACTATACACTGCCAGATACGGCGATAGAGAAAAGGGAAATATAAACAGGCAGTACGAAAGGGGCTACAGAGAGTGGACAGACTGGCTGGAAAATCACGGGGTGAAATACACTCATGCTTGGATGGGGAAACCAGCAGGAGCCATCTACATCGACGACAAGGCCGCTAGAGTCAGGGGTGACAACGAAGACGGCTGGGATGAGGTCTGGAAAGAGATTGAGGCACTGGAAGGAAAAGATAGATACGGTAACCCTCTATGAAACTAGACCATATTGCCTTCAGGGTAAAAGATAGACACAAAGCTGTTAAATTTTTTACCGGCACTCTTAACTACGAAGTTGGGACCGAATTCGACATACAGTTCGACGATGGCTCTAGTGCAGACTGTTACGCCCTTATTCCACCCATTAATCCAGTTGCCCTAATTCGCGAAGGTCCAGAAATTTTTATTTCTGACGGAAGCCCCGGATCTATTGTTGGTGATTGGGTTGAATTTAAAGGTGGAGACGGTGGTATTCACCACATCGCCTACAAGGTGAAAGATATAGATAAAATTGTTAAGGAGTGGAGAGACGGAAATTTAGTAGAATTTATTACGGACGATATAATTGATTGCCCCGAAGACAACCTTAGACAAATTTTCACCAAACCTATAGACTATCTTGGTGGTGTTATAATAGAATTAATACAAAGAGGCAGCAAGGGCTTCTGTGAAAATTCAGTGAAAAACCTCATGGAATCTACCAAGGAAATAAAATGACGACTACACTAATAGTACAGGGTGCAAACTACGTTAATGGTCAATTTTTCTCTCCAGATCCACTTGAAGGAGAGTATTTTGATAGCACAAATCCAGCGACCGGCAAGATTGTTGGCTCTTTCCCACAGTCTTCATCCAAGGATGTAAGTGCCGCATACCAAGCAGCAAGAGAATCCTTTGAAGGATGGAGACAATATAGTAGAATAAAGCGTGCTGAATACTTTCTCACCCTAGCCAATCTAATCGAGAAAAGACGAGAAGATATCGCTAAAGCAATAAGCATTGAAACTGGAAAAGTCTACAATGAATCTATCGCAGAGGTAAACGAAGCCCTGCACATGGCCCAATATGCCTTTAGTACAGGAAAGACCCCTTATGGAGAAGCAATCGCATCTGAACTACCTGAAAAAGATGCTTACATGCTTCGCAAGCCAAAGGGCGTGGTGTCAATTGTTGCTCCTTTTAACTTTCCTTTTGCTATTGGCGGCTTCTGGTGTGCCGCACCTGCTCTAGTAGAGGGCAACACGGTAATTCTTAAACCTAGCGAAGATGTTCCTTGGGTTGGCCAATTAACTGCCGAGCTTTATCACGAGGCAGGATTTCCTCCGGGTGTGTTTAATATGATACAAGGGGATGGTCGGGTTGGAGATGATTTAATCCACAAAGATATCGACCATGTATGCTTTACAGGAAGCGCAGACGTTGGAATGCATGTTAGAAAAGTTTGCGCTGAGAGTTGGCACAAGACTTGTTCCTGTGAGATGGGTAGTAAATCTGCTGTGATCATACATGAAGACGCCAACTACGACATGGCAATGGCTGCTTGCCTAGCAAGCGCCTATAAGCTTTCCGGTCAACGATGCGTGTCTGCCGGAAGACTTATTGTCCACCGGTCTATATATGATAAATTTGCGGAAGAATTTGCTGAAAGAAGTTCTCAAGTACAGACCGGAGACCCATTTGACGATGGTACTTTTTATGGATCTTTGATAAATGAAAAGCAATTGGATAGAGTTGTCAAGTATAATGAAATAGTAGCTGAAGATCCAGAAGCAGACGTTCTTCTTATGGGAGAACGGGTTGATGGAGGGCTATTTTTAACTCCTACAGTATATAAAACAGAGTGGAGAGATGCACCATACCTTAAAGAAGAAGTTTTCGGGCCTCATGTGGCAATCATTCCTTACGATACAGTATGTGATGCTATTAGGATTTACAACGACACTGACTATGGACTTTCTCTTGGGGTAGTAACTGAAAACTTCAAAGTAGCAAGAAGAATTAGAAATGAGTGCGATTTTGGTCTTGGCTACTGGAATGGAGGCAGCATTGCTGCTGAGTCTCATCTTGGGTTCGGAGGGGTAAAGAAGTCTGGAAACGGACAGCCTAGCGCAGCTAGAACCTTCAGAGCGGTGACCCACGAAGTTGCTTGGACTGTTAATCATGGCGACTCACTAAACTTCCCTCAAGGAATGAGCACAGGTGCAAAAGTCGAGTGAAATACTTTTATGCCCACCTGCATTTTTTGATGTAAGTTATGAAATAAACGCATGGATGGACGTTGGCAAGCAGCCTGAGTTTGGAAAATCCCAAACTCAATGGGCTTCATTTCACGATAATCTTGTTCAATGCGGGGTTGAATTGAAATATATTCAACCCCGTATGTCTTTACCGGACATGGTTTTCACTGCGAATGGTGGCCTAGTCAAAGGAAAGACAGCAATACTTCCAAATTTCAGACACCCAGAGAGAGAGGGTGAACGAGAACTTTTTAAGCAATGGTTTATTAACAATGGCTACACTGTAGAAGAGCTACCACAGGAAATTTACTTTGAGGGAGAGGGTGACGCACTTTTTGTCGAAGATGTTTTATTTATCGGACATGGATTAAGAACAAGCAAAAAGGCTCACCCGATAATAGCAGAGATTCTTGGCGTTGAATATGTTTCTTGTGATCTGGTAGACCCTAGATTCTACCATCTAGATACATGTCTCTTTTATGGTGGTGGAAATTTTGTGTATTATCAAGACGCATTCTCAGAACGTTCTATGAGAGACATAGTGAGAACGGTTATGAAGAAAGCTATTGAAACCAGCAAATATATAAACTTTGTTAATGTTGGGCACGGTTTAGCAAAACAATTTGTTTGCAATAGTATTTGCTTGGGGGATACAGTAATAACACCGTCAAAAGATTATGGATCATGTTTTTTGGGCATGAAAGTTATATATTGCAATATGTCTGAATTTATTAAAGCTGGAGGTGCTGCAAAATGCCTAGCTCTCCTATTATAGAACAGCTAGATAGATATATAATAACAGATGGATTCCATATAGTAGTGGATCTTCAAAGAAGCTTGGGGTCTTGGATAACTGATCTAGAGGGAAATAGATACTTAGATTGCTATTCACAATTCGCTAGCCAACCTCTTGGCTGGAAGCATTCTGCCATGATTCGTGCCCAAAAGGACATGGGAAGATCTGGCATGTGCAAATTAGCAAATAGCGATATGTATTCAAAGGAATACGAAAATTTTGTAGATAAATTTGCAGAAGTTACAGAAGACTTTGATCATTATTTTTTTATTGATGGTGGAGCCTTGGGTGTTGAAAATGCACTAAAAGCCTCTTTCGACTGGAAGTCCCAAAAAATGGGATACCATCGCGTAGAAGACATTAATAACTTAGATGTTTTTCATCTAAAAAACGCCTTTCACGGAAGAACTGGATACACACTCTCTCTGACAAATACAACTAGAGAAAAGACTGACAGATATCCAAAATTTCCTTGGACAACGGTCAATCCAGATGCGGACGAAATAAGGGAATTTATTCACGACGACGTAGCTGCCATCATAGTTGAGCCTATACAGGGCGAAGGTGGCGACAATCATTTATCAGAAGATTTCCTAGTTTCGCTAAGAGATATATCGGATGAGAATGATTGCATGTTGATATTTGACGAAGTTCAAACAGGTCTGGGAATAACCGGGGAGATGTGGGCATACGAGCATTTTGATGTTGTACCAGACATGATGTGCTTTGGTAAGAAGACACAGGTGTGCGGCTTCTGTTCCACCGACAGAATAGACGAGATAGAAAACAATGTGTTCAATACTAGTGGTAGGATCAATTCTACTTGGGGCGGGAATATTGTTGATATGGTTAGATTCAGTTATATAATTGACGCCATAATAGATCAAAACCTTATTGATAACGCAAAAACTGTTGGAAAATATTTGTTAAATAATCTCATTAACATTGATTATATAGATAATGTTAGAGGCAGAGGTTTAATGATAGCATTTGATCTACCAGATACAGAGTCCAGAGACAGAATGATGACTATTTTATCAAAAGACATGCTTGCCCTTAAATGTGGCGAAAAATCTATCAGACTGAGACCGCATCTAACATTTGATAAAAACGATGCAGAAGCTGCTACATATTTTATACAAAAGGCGTCACAAAGTCTATGAAAATACAAAATGTTGGAATAATTGGTCAGGGTTTTGTTGGAAGCTCTCTATTAAAGAGCTTCGAGCCTCACTACAACGTATATTCATATGACAAGTTTAAAAAAGATTTGTCAACACATAAAAGCATATATAGCATGTCTAGAGCCTGTGAGCTTATTTTTGTTTGTGTGCCCACACCCATGAAAGAAGATGGCTCTTGCGATATATCAATAGTTAAGAAATCTGTTCAGGAGGCTTGCAGCAGCGGAAGAAAGAATATAGTGGCAATTAAGTCCACCATTCCTCCAAACACAACAAAGGCTCTTCAGGATTTATGTCAAGACTCTCAAATAGTTTTTAACCCTGAATTTTTACTTGAACGAAACGCAGAAGAGGACTTTAAAAATACTAGCCGTGTAATTTTAGGCGGTCCAAGACCAGCAACAACAATTATGAAACAATTTTATGACAGAGTTTTTCCAAAAGCTGAGGTTATAAAAACAGACTCAACAATAGCAGAAATGGTAAAATATTTAACCAATTCTTTTCTCGCTGTTAAAGTTTCTTTTGCAAATGAAATACATGCTATTTGTAGCAATCTAAATATAGACTATGATAAAGTTATAGAATATTCTCTTCACGACGAAAGGCTAGGCAACAGTCACTGGTCAGTTCCCGGCCCGGATGGACATTACGGTTTTGGAGGAAGCTGTTTTCCCAAAGATTTAAACGCACTCATGAGCTTAGCCCAAGAGCTTTGTATAAGAGCAAACACAATAGAAGGTGCTTGGAATACAAATCTTTTGGCTAGACCCGAAAAAGATTGGGAAAAACTAAAAGGAAGAGCAGTAGTATAAAACTTTCAAACCAAAAAAAGAGGTAATAATCATGCCGACAAGCGTAGAAGAAGCTGGAAGCATAGTGGAGCTTCTAGATGAGTATTTAGATGAGAACCAAGCAAGAGAGTTGACTGCTAGGCTTGAGCATGAAATAGGGCAGCACACTGATAACGATTCTCTTAGAATTAGCTTAGAGATGCTAAAAGCTTTATATGAGAGAAAGCCAGAGAAAAAGAACTACTTAAAAAAATGCTCTCTGTATTTTATTATCGGTCTACATTTCTGTGTTATTTTTACAAACATTGCAGCATTCTTTATCCTCCCTTTCATGTACCCCGTTTGGGTGTGGGTTCCTCTGAACAGCTTTATCCTAACCGTCACTTTTACTAGAGAAGTGTGCCCACTAACAAGACTTGAAAACTCTGTCCGAACATCTCTTGGGATGAATAGAATAGGTGGGTTTATAGGACACTATCTAGTCAGACCAATTAGAAAAATCCTCAAAGGGGATACGGATAAAAATGTTTCCTAAAGAAGATATTATTACCGTCAAGTCTTGGATGGACGTGGGTGACTGTAATTATGAACACGACCACAAAAAACAAGGTACTATCCCAGACTCTGGGGTTGTGTATTGCAATATAGAGCACATATCAGAATTTTTTGATCGCTGCAAAGACACTGATAACAAATATGTAGTTGTAAGTGGATTCAGTGATTATGGAGTAGCGATTCAGTCTGAATATCCAGTTTGCCTTGACATGTTTAAATTTTGGCCACTTCTCCAAAACACAGTGGCGTCATTGGGATATGAAGATTTAAAAATTTCCGCTAGATGTGATAAAAACCTTTGCAATATAAATCATAAGTATTCCGTTAGATGTAATTCTTTTACACACTCTACGTTTGACGAAATCCCAGACAATGTTGTCAAGTGGTTTTGCTGCAATGCTTGCGCAAAAGATGAAAAAATTATCCCAATTCCATTTGGTGTAAATCATTCCGAAGAGACAATTGAAGAATTATCAAAAATAAATCAAACACCGATAGATGAAAAAGAAAACTGGCTATACGTCAATTTTCAAAATTATACTCACGAGAGAACAATTTTAAACGAGTACTTTGCTTCTAATAATTTCCCTTGGGTTACGCAAAACTTAAAAGCAAAACCACACACGGAGTATCTATCCGATATTTCCAGACACGCTTTCGTTCTTTCCCCTGAAGGAAACGGAGTGGACTGTTACAGAACGCTAGAATCTCTGTACTGCGGCTCTTTTCCCGTGGTTATGGACAGCTTGGTAACCTCATCTCTAGAAGGTCTCCCAGTTGTCAGGATAACCTCTTTTTCTGCCTTAAATCTTAAAACTTTAAGAGATGTGATGGACCGGATAAGAGATGAAAAATTTAATTATGACAGGATAAGACTTTCATATTGGAAAAAAGAAATAGAAGAATCAAGAAGCTTATTATGAATGTTAATCTTATAACTCCAATAAATCAACTTGGTTATGGGGTAGCTGGAACTAATATAGCATTAAGCCTAAGTGATATTTGCGACTTGTCTCTTTGGAACATAGGCAATATAGACTGCCCCAAAGAGGTGCATGAAAGACTGAGCGACTGTGCTAGAAATGCGATTAAGCCAGACTTTGAAGCTCCGTGTATAAGAATATGGCATCAGCATGACATGAGCCAGTTTGTCGGGAAGGGTGAGCATATAGGATATCCGATTTTTGAATTAGACAGATTCAATGAAATTGAAATGCACCACCTATCAAGCCTTGACCATATTTTTGTTTGCTCACATTGGGCTAAAAATATTGTTGAAGAAAATTTCAACAGACACTCTTGCCCACCAGTAAGCGTGATACCTCTGGGTGTAGATAGATCAATCTTTTCGGAAACTCTCAACGTAACAGAAAAAACAATTTTTCTGAATATAGGAAAGTGGGAAATTAGGAAGGGGCACGATATTTTAATTGAAGCTTTTAATTCGGCTTTTAGCAAGGAAGATAATGTCGAATTATGGATGATGTGTAGCAACCCTTTCTTTTCACCGGAAGAAAATTTGAAATGGGAAAGCCTATACAAGTCATCTAAACTTGGCGATAAGATAAAGCTTATTCCAAGGAAAGAGACACAGAAAGAGGTGTATAGTATAATGGCGTCTGCTGATTGTGGGGTCTTTCCTTCACGAGCAGAAGGTTGGAATTTAGAACTACTTGAGATGATGAGTTGCGGAAAGTCTGTTATTGCAACTGACTATTCTGCACATACTGAATTTTGCAACAGAAAGAATTGCAAGCTCATACATATAGATGAACTAGAAGAAGCCAATGATGGAATTTGGTTTAAAGGTCAGGGAAAATGGGCATCAATTAACAACAACGCCATGGGTCAATTAATAGAGCATATGCAGTCTATACACTGCTCAAAAAAATCTGGCAATGAAGTTTCAAATAAAGCTGGTATAGAGACTGCTAAGCACTTTTCTTGGAAAAACACAGCAAAAAGGATAATCAATGCCATCTCCACGAAATAATGAAAGTCAAAAAGACTTTGTCTCAAGATGCATGAGCGATGACAAGTCCAATCAAAGTTTTCCCGACCAAAAACAAAGAGTTGCATTTTGCAACAGTCAATGGGAAAACAAAGAGAAATCTTCAGGGGCTATTTACGTATACGAAGACCCACAGAGCGGAGAAGTTTTCCATTATTCTAGAAGAGGAAAATACAGGAAGAATGGAAGAACTCTGGTATACAAAGGGAGAGGTGTTCATATACTTAATTCGACAGAAGAGAATTATTTAAAAGATAATACTAAAAAAGATTAGACCGGTTTATCAAAATGATAACGGCCATAGTATTTTCTAAAGACAGAGCGTGCCAATTAGACCTGTTCCTTCAGAGTATATCACTAAACGGGAACGGTCTCTTTGAGGTTATTATATTATTTGAATCGTCAAACGAAAAGTTTAAAGAGGGCTACTCAATAGCAAGCGGGAAATACCCATCTTACGATAGATTTTCATGGGTTGAAGAAAAAAACTTTAAAGAAGACACTGTTGATATAGTAAAATCTTCTAACGACAAAGTTTGCTTCTTCGTTGATGACAATATCTTGTATAAAAAGATACCAGTCAATATAAATGATATAAACAATATTCTTTCCGTAGAAGAATCACCAATGTGCCTATCCCTTAGAATGGGAAAAAATACATATATTCAAAACCAATACTCTGGATCAAGATGCATTCCCCCTAATAAGTTTACTGTAGTTGACGACATGTTTCTTGTTTGGAACTGGAAAGTCCTACCACCTTTTACAAATTTTGCTTACCCATTTTCAATGGACGGACATATCTTCAGAAAAGATGATGTGTTAAATATAATTTCCCAATACGACTTTGATACACCAAATGCCCTAGAAGGAAGAGGTCTCCCTTTCGCACACAAGCTTTCCGAAAACATGGCTTCCCTGATTTCCAGTTGCGTGGTTAACACACCTCTCAACCTTGTTGGGTCTTCAGAAAACATGAGCGGAAAACATTTTGGCATATCTTTGGAAGATCTTAACGATAAATATTTGAATGGACAGTCTGTAGATTTAGAGTCTATGGACTTTTCAAACATTATTGGGTGTCACCAAGAGTTAGAACTTAAGTTTAAAGGAGAATTAAAATGTTAAACATGGTTAAAAATCACTGGCTATGCTTTCTTGTTGGCGGCGTAATCGGATGGTCACTTCACTTGTGCCCACTGTTTTGCGTTTGCGCTGGAAAATGTCCCGTAGCTGGAAAGCATTCCGTGTGCGCTTGTGATTCCTGCGTATGCGATGAATGCGCCTGTGACGAGTCTGGGTGCAATTGCGCCAATTGCCCTAAATAGTTGACTCGACCTTACTTTTTTTCTATGATTTTTAGAACTGGAGATTCACAATGGTAGACAAGATTAAGAACTTAATGGTCTCTCGTAGATTCTGGGTTGCTATCGGCGGCGTTGTTTTGTGTGTTTTTAATGACGGACTTGGTCTTAACCTAGCAGCCGATCAGGTTAATCATATCGTACTTCTCGGTGGAGCTTGGATCGTTGGCGACAGCCTTCGTTCTGCATAATTAGGATTTAATAATTTTATACACAGGAGGAAAAGGATGGACTCGAAGACAGTTAGCGTGGCACTTAAAGGGGTTACCAAAGCGGTTGAGAAACATTTTGAATCCAAGAAGGAGGAAGCTAGGGTTAGATATGTTCTTTACACAACCCAGCCTCTGGCGGTTGGAGATCACTCAAACGTAGTGGAAGAAGCTATTAAATCCCTAGAGGATTACGAACACGCCCAAAGCTGCCTAGATTTGTTATCGCAATTGTAATTAATATGAACCTTATATCTCGTATAAAAAAACTTTTCTCGAAAGAGAAAATCGAACCAACACCGGAACCGGAAATAAGACCTGAAGAATTGTCTGAAGGTTTTATTATTCTTCACGTTGATAGTGACGATCAAATTTTTATAGATTGCGGATGGAGAGACGATCCTGAATCATTAAAAAGATTTGCATTACTTTTATACGAAGTTAATGTGGGCGCCTTGATGCCAGAAATCTTAGAGTTCCTACAAGATTATACTCGGAAAGAGGGTAATTACAACGATTACCTCTCAATATTATACACTCTTAACGAATCCATGACCAAGCAGACAGATTCCATAAAATCGAAATCTGACTCTATTGTGGTGAAGCCTACGGACGTTATGGGAAACATGTTGGAAAAAAACAATGGCTTCGATGAAATTTAACCAACAAGAAAACTCATTTCGTAAAGGAATACATCATGTTGGAGAGAAAAATAGCTTGGGAAAAATGGGACGACGACATAATAGAAGAAGAAGCCTTTAATAAATCTGATCTCGAAGATTTTGAAGAAGGGGCTGAGGGAATAGAAGACCAGCTAAGCATCTTCCAAAAAATACCAAAGCTTGTTACCACACCTCTTGGTATCTATCAGCTTCACGACAAAATGAGTCCTACAAAACAATTTGATTGCTGGACAGGTCATACCAATTTTGACATAACTGATTCCGTAAAAGAGATTATAGAGAGCGTTGATGGTGTTGAACTACTTGTCATATTAAGCAGGTATAGATTTTTTGTAGGGATTGGAAAATTATTTAACTTTAGAAGCTCAAGAACAAATATAGAATCTCTCCTGTGTGGAAGCGACATTGTAAAAATAGATAAAATTGACAGTATAACAGATTCTGAATTTGGAAAAGAGATAAAAGAGACTATATCTATAATAAAAAAGTCTCTATCTCAATACAAATACTGGGCTATTTTTGTATTCCCAAACGGTGAAATAGATTACATAAGCGCAAACGATGATAAGGATGAGAAATACGTAAAAAAGCTAATCTTGTACAAAAAGGCAAAAGATCTGTCTGGTGGATTTATGTTCAGGGCAGATCAAGAGGATTAAATGAACAAGACAATTGGAGACACAGAGTTTAACGAGGCTTTAAGAGATAGAAATAATATAAATATAATGAACAAGGTTTGTTCTAAGTATTTTACCATCATCCCTTACGATGAGCTTGAGAGATGTAAACTAATTTCTCTGTGGTCTGCTCTTCAGAAATACGACCCTGAAAAAGGAAAAAAATTCACATCGTTTCTTTACAGCAGAATAACTTGGGAATGCAAAAAACAGTGCTATAAAATAAGAAGAGACAAGAGATGTGTCTCGTATAACGATTCAATCTCATTGTCAGATGATGTCAGCTACAAATATTTTGAGTTAGAAGATTTAATACAGCAGCTACATCCTAGATTTAGAATTGTCATAAAGCAAAAATTTTTTTATAGATTTACTATGGAAGAAATTGCCGGAATAAACGATTATAGCAGAGAAACGGCCAGAAGATACGTTATCGAGGGTCTTAAAAAACTGGAAAAATTGCTCGATAATGGTGTATAAACACTTAGGAAACGGACTGCACTATAGGATAAATAGGAAAAAGCTGAAATCCATAAAATATGAGGTTTTAGTATGGCTACACAGGCAGCAAAGTCCGCTGGAGGAGCCGAAGTAGTAAATGGGGCAACCGTTCTAAACGGCGGCAATGTTTCCGCCACGGACACCCATGTAAGTAATTCAGTCGCTCTTCTAGACAACCTAGATAACACTCTTCTGTATGGCTCCAAAATTATCGCCAAGACCGGAAGTGCGTTTAAGGTTGGTGTACAGACAAGTAAAGGCTCTGGAGCACTTGCGTTTTTCCCGAAGAGAGCCGACAGAAGTTCTTCTGCTCCTCAATTCCTTATTCGTGGAATGGCCACGACTATCAACAACGTAGCAACCGATGCTCTACGCATCCCCGGAAGCGACTTCTTCCGCAGAGCTATTCATATTCAGCTTAGTTACTACAACTACGCTAACAGTAGCTTTGACCTGTTTGCAACTCCTTACGAGACAGCCTTGACCAAGGGTGCTGTTGCTAAGAAGACTTTCGTATCAACTACGAATAATTCTAACAACGCCACAGATGATGCCGCACAGGATCATCATGCAGTGCCCGGTGAGCTTGTTTACATGTACGGAGCAATTATTCCGCAACAAGACGACTACAAGTCGTTCACCGGTTAAAGTTATTGTTTGTTTGTATAGCGGGGGGTTGGCTGCTAGTCAGCCCGCCCCCCGTTTTTTTTGGAGAATAAAAATGGAATCAGAAATCCTTTCAATTCCTGTTTTGGCAGCAATAGTTGCTATAGTTGTGGGTTTGGGGAAGGTTATTGAGGTTCTTATTCTGAGATCTGTAACCCCGAAATCAGTCTTAATGGGCGATGAAAGAGACTGGATACAGCATACTTACAAGGTTGTTTCCAGACAGGACTCTGATGGGACACCTTTAGTTTATGTCCCCAGAAGCTGGGCAGAAACACAAAAAGAGATGCAACAAATTATGACACAAATTGTTAACGACCAAAGAAGGATAGCAGATATACTAGATAGAATAGAAAAAAAGCTGGAAGATAAAGAATGACTCTGGTTCCATATTCACAAGCCCTTGAACAAATAGAAGAGGCGGATGTCCTTTTATTTAGAGGAGAGGGTTTAATCTCTTGGCTAATAAAAAGGTACGGAAGCGGAGTTCATAGCCATGTTGGAATGGCTCATTGGGATGGAGACAATCTTGAATGCGTTGAATTCAGGGAGTTTAAAGGAGGAAGATCTGTATCCCTGAAAAGTCAGGTTGAATCGCATCCAGATAACATAGATATCTTTAGAGCGGCTAGCCATGTTGTCCAAAACAAGTTTGAGGCTTGGCCGAAGAATATAGAAAACAGGTCTGTAAAACCCATATTATCTAATGAGCCTTTAGAATATAAATTAGATTCTGACATAAAGAGTGAAATTACAGACACAATGCTAGAGATTACAGGTTTGCCATATGGATGGAAAAATTTTTGGAAACTGGGCAAACACTATCTACCGTTTTGCAGGCTCGCAAAACAAAATATAAAAGACGAAGACCCAAATGATGTTTTTGTTTGCAGCACTGCTGTAACATTCGCATACAGAAAAAACTATATAGATCCCGTGCCCTACTTAGCGGATAGCGCAACAACTCCTGCGGATTTGGCAAGATCTCCATTGTTTAAATATCAGTTTACAATAGAGAAAGATTGGTGATACAAGATGCGCAACATGAAAAAGCTAGCAATATTCGCAATAATCTTTTTGGGATCTCTTTTATTTTCCAATACGTCTTGGGCCAAGCCATTGACAATGGACGAGGCTTTAGACGCTGTATGCAGAGTTAGTACAAACAGCGCTCGCGGTAGCGGAACAGTTTTTGCCGAAGATGAGGAAAAATATTACGTACTAACCAACGGACACGTTGTCGGAAAATCTTCTAGAGGCCATCTAGAGTTTTTCCAAGAGGGCTACAAGTCAGCAATGATTCCCTTTAAAACGGAATATTCAACTTATGAAGAAGGGACCGCCCTTGATCTTGCTGTCCTCTCCGTAAAGAAAAAATACTTTGGTAGGTATCCACCTAGGGTTATACCCCTTGCCCCAAAAGGAACAGTTATAAAACCCAATGATTTGATTATGGGAGGGGGATGTCCTTCTGCACAATGGGCTTGTTATTGGAAAAGTAGAGTTAGAAGCAATACCGGAGCGGTTATCAGCTTTAATGCTGCACCAATTGGTGGTCAGTCTGGAAGCGGTGTTTTAATTCTTGTAAAAGACGACAAAGGGGAGCTTCACAGCAGAATTGGAATTCTTCTTGCTTGGCGAGTAGGTGATGGTGCTTGGTCAGATGACGGACCAGATGATTATGGTGCTGGTTTATCCTTAAAACAAATTTACGAAATAATGGATGGGAACGGAAGAGGGTATCCAATTGAAACTTCTTACAATCTAGTTTATGAAAATGAAAAGATTAAAAAAAATACTAAATCAGCCGAGGAAAGACTTAACGCCATTTGTCCGCACTGCAAGACTAAGATTAAAGACCACGTAGTAATCCCCCACAACGGTCGGCTTAGAAGAACTGATGATGGACATTTTATGTTTTGTCCAAAACTCAAGTTTCCAGACGGCGGTGTTGCAGACACTGCTCAATATTACGGAGGTATAAAGGTTGGCGAACTGTATGAAGACAACGGCATATTCCCTTGGTGTCCTTGGAATAATCCTCGCCCACCGCAACCGCAACCACCAAATCCCGGCGGGCCAAATCCCGGCGGGCCAAATCCACCAGATGGCGGGGGTGGTTTCAACCCTTGGCCCGGAAGGCCAGACCCCGGACCAAATCCACCAGTAGACCCTCCCGTAGACTTTGAAAAAGAGAGACAGGAATATCTTGATAAGATCTCACAACTTCAAGAAAAACTAACCAATCTAGAATCCCTGTCTGAAACTTTAAAAGCTGAACTCTCTGGAGTTAGTGGAAATCTATCTTCAGCTAATAATGAAATTAGTGGACTAAAAGATCTTCTTGGGGCTGTTGAGGGGCAAAAACAATCCTTAAATTCAAGGATAGAACAACTTCTGGTTTTTGTCAAAGATAAAGACCAGATTATAAATCAGCTTAAAGATAATAGCGCCCACTACCTTGATGAACCTACTGGCGGAAACGGAAACGCTGTTGAAAATGTGGGCTTTGCTCTGGGAGGTGCCAGCTTGGGAGCATTGGCTCTAAAATATGGAGTACCCCTTATCTTAGGAAGAATTGGAAGAAGACGCAGAAAAAACGGAAAAAACGTTGATGAAAATCAGGATGAGGGGTATGATAATAATGCGGAGGATCATATTAAAGAAGATTCGAGTACTGAGAGATCAAATGTTCAGAAGCATGTTCACGAACATGAACATATTCATAAGCACAAACATGCTAATGATTACATTGTACCACTCGATCAACTACCGGAAGGAAAGACTACTAACGAAATCGATTGCATGACTGGGGAAGACCACAGTAGTGGACTAAACCCCGGATTTGTACCCTACGGAATGCCTGTTGCTGAGCCACACTATCAACAACCAGTTGCGGCACATGGATTGCCACCCCAATTTTTACACGTTCCTTTTGGAACACGTAAAACAGTAACCTCTGAACAAATAATGACAGTGTTTGGAGAATTGGTTAACGAGTATCGAAATGACCAAACCATGACGATGGCTCAAATTGACACGCTATTAAGACACCGTTTGAAAGAAAGATATAACATAGAATAAGTGGAGATATAAAATGTCTGAAAATTTAGTAATTCCGGTTCACGACGCTATTTTACCATACATGTTTGAAGGGGTAAAGTGGGCTATTCCCAATGTTGGCGACAACAAGGAAACCCACAACATGGCCATGGCTCGGCTCTTTGACAAAATTGGAGAACACCTACAAGCTTTCAGTGTTCGTACTGACTGTTTTGTTCCCGGTCCTCCCACACTAGCCGCAGTCAAACAGCACCACAACATGTTTGTTCGTTTGTGCAATCTTATCGACACAAATACGAAGCCAGATAACATGGAAAGACTTGAGGCTCACCACATTACTCACGAGCGACGAGCATTCAAGATTTATCCGATTCGTTATTTCGATGTCAAAAACGACTACTGTCGTCGATGGATCGAACTTGGTCTTCAGGGACTAAGCGATATTGCTCAGCTTTCTGAGAACACTTGGGCTAACGACTGGAGTGATTCTACAGGAAAAGAAATGAAGAAGCTCTTCCGAGAAGCATATCGTCTAATGTGCGTGGAGCTATTTAGAATTCCTGTATTAGAAGCTCACGCAGTGTTTGATAACGACAGTCCGTTTTATCTAGCCAAAACCCACTTCGATACCTACGATGTTAGCCACATTCCGACTATTGAGTGGATTAAACATCCTGCACTAGGAAGTGAATTTACTGAAGATGAACTGAGATCTATTGCCACACCAAATGTTCCCGTTGCTCCCGGCGTTGCCGAGAACGATAAGAATAGCCCGCAGCGAGAGTTGGAAAGACGCATGCAGGGTGGAGATACGGTAAACTAGCTTAAGACTTATGGTTTTTGATCCCGGTCCTGTTTTATATTGATTATAATTCTTTATATCTGGGCCGGGATCTTTTTATATTTTCAAGGAAGGACGGACATGAAAACAATTTTTACAGGTGTATTTGTAGCTTTATTTGTTCTGGCTAGCACATCTAATGCTGATGATAAACTATACCAGCATCTTCAAGACGTTTCAGTAACAGTTAAAGCTGCCGGGGGCGAGGGGTCTGGTGTTATTGTTACCAGAGAAATAGAGGTCGCTCCAAATGTTAAGCAAAAGGTAAATTTTGTTTGGACCGCAGCACATGTTGTAGATGGACTGCGATCTGAAAGAAGGGTCGTAAAGGATGGCCAGACCAAGAGAGTTATTGAATTTAGAGATGCTCAAATAGTAAAAGAGTTGGTAGAAGATGGCCGTCGAGTTGGTGAAATCAAGATGGAAGCCAAGGTAATTAAGTACTCCGATGCTGAAAACGGAGAAGACTTGGCTCTCTTGATGGTTAGAAAGAAGGGTTTTATTGATAAGACTACAACTTTCTACAAGGGATCTGGTAAGCCAGTCGCTATTGGTACTGAGTTATATCACGTAGGTTCTTTACTAGGCCAAGTAGGCAGTAACTCGATGACGCGAGGAATTTGTTCTCAAGTTGGTAGAGTTCTAGACTTAGGAAATAGCGACGGCGTTGTTTTTGATCAAACGACAGTTACAGCATTTCCGGGGTCTAGTGGCGGTGGAGTTTTTCTTAGTGAAAGATCTGGCGAAAAATCTGGACAATATATGGGCATGCTTGTCAGAGGTGCTGGTGAAACTTTCAATCTGATCGTCCCAGTAAGACGAATGAGAAAGTATGCTAAAAAAGAAGGTATACTGTGGGCTATAGACACTGATGTCAAGACCCCTTCCATAAATGACATAAGAAATATTAGCCCAGAAGGAAGATCTTCAACACCTAAAAGCTCTACCGGCAAGAGTCTACCAACAAAAGATGGTATAAAATTTCCGATTCTACCTGTCACTAAGCAGCCCTCTCAGGCTAGTTTCGAGAAAAGAAGACCATGAGAACAACAATTAATCTTATAATCTTATTTATAGTCTGCACTGCTGCGAATATTGGAATCAGTTTATATTATTTCGATAATCAAAAAGCTAATACTAAATCCGCAGAAATAAAGACACCTTCCACTGTTGGGTATGAGGCAGTAGCAATAGCTGCCGCTTTAGAAAATGCACATAAGCAATCTTTATACAGAGACACTGTGATTGTAAAACAGGTTCTCAGAACCCAGCATCATCTAAAAATGCATGGTAAAAAGGTTCCGATGTGCCCCGATTGTATTAACTCAAAACCCGGTATAAAATATAAGTATACCGTAGCGGAATAAACAAAATGCCAAATCCTGCTGATTTGCAAATAATAATCTTTATGTCACAAGAGTGCCCATATTGCTATAAGTTAAAAACCAAGGTGTTGATTGATGACAGAGTTGTTAGATCTATGGGAAAATATTATGGAGGAAAGCCGCTGTTCTTATACAAGGGGACAGAGACATACTCAGAGGCCAAAGATATCTTTGATGTTGTTCATCTCCCGTGCATAATTATTATGGACCAAAGAAGAAACGAAGTAAAACGGACGTATTTTCTGGAAGCTCAAGAAATGAATGAGTTTTTGGACCTAGGAGAAGTTCATGATTATTCACAGTGAAGATTGCATACTTGTCACTGGCGGAAATGGGTTTCTGGGAAAGTTTGTTGTCAGGGAACTTTTTTCTAAAGGGTACAGAAACGTTGTTCCTTTGAGCGGAACTAGAGACGGTCTTGATTTAACAGACTCCTCACACGTTGGATATATTTTTCAACAGCATAGCCCAAAAATTGTTATTCACTTGGCCGCTAGGGTTGGTGGTATTGGGGCCAATCAGCTTTCCCCAGCATCGTTCTTCTATGAGAATCTCAATATGGGAATGAAGGTTATAGAAGAGGCCAGAATGACAACTGCCGACAAGGTGATTCTCGCAGGGACCGTTTGCTCTTATCCTAAACATTGCCCAGTTCCATTTTCAGAAGATGATCTGTGGAATGGTTACCCAGAGGAAACAAACGCTCCATACGGAATAGCTAAAAAAGCCCTTATGGAAATGATTAGATCTTACAGGATGCAATTTAATTTTAATGGCATAACACTAATGCCTGTAAATATGTATGGTCCTGAAGATAATTTTAATACCAAAACTAGTCATGTTATTCCAGCGTTGATAACAAACATGCAGAAAGCTATTGAAATAAATAGCAAAGAAATTGTTGTCTGGGGAACAGGAAATGCCACCAGAGAGTTTCTATTTGTGGAAGACTGCGCCGAGGCAATTGTTAGAGCGATGGAAGTTTACGACGAGCCAGACCCCATCAATATAGGCACTGGCAAAGAAACAAGAATTAAAGATCTTGTAGAAATAATAGCCGACAAAATGGGGTATGATGGAAAAATTATATGGGATACTAGCAAGCCAGATGGACAGCCAAGAAGATGTTTAAATGTGGACAAGGCAAAAGACAAGCTAGGTTTTTCAGCCAAGACCGACCTGTCCACGGGTCTTGAACGTACCGTAAAATGGTATAAAGAGGTTTACAGACCCAGCGTTGTCGGATTTGCTGAAGTGTAATGATATCTTCAATAGTCATATCAAAAGACAAAGCCTGCCAAACACATCTATTGCTTGAAAGTATACAGCATTGCGCAGGAAATCTTTTTGAAAACACTGTAATTTACGACTACTCTAATCTTGAATTTAGAGAAGGGTATTTAAAACTTATACAAAATTTTAATAACAAGTGTTCAAAAAATTTCCTGTATTCTCCAAAATATATAGAGAGTGAAAATTTAAAAGAATCCCTTTTGCTGTGCATTGAAAACTCCAGAGAGTATGTAGCGCTGTTTTCAGATGAAGATATACTATTCCAAAGACTTGCTGCTTATAAAGACATAAAGAATCTTTTTGAAGAATACAACCCTCTGACCTTATCGTTAAGGCTTGGGAACAATACTATCTTACAAGATATATATGATTCCAGTAATTATTTTTCACCTACACCAGAGCACGGAGATTTTATATGGGATAAATTTCTTGTATGGGATGCTATTCAGGTCGAGCCATACACCAATTTCGCCCTACCCCTTTCTGTGAATGGTCATATATACAAAAGAGATGTAATAAAAAATATTGTTTCCAAGGTTGATTTTGAAGATTCGGAAAGTCTGGATATTGCTATGCAAAAACCACTATATAAAAATAGATATAGAAACTCAATACCAACCAAAATGGCGTGCTTTGAATACAGCGCCTTAATTACCAATTCTATAAACAGAATTATTTTACACAAATCCGATGATCTCGGTGCATCAGACGCATCTTTAAACTTGAGATATTTAAACAATATGAAAATAAACCGTGAAAAAATAAAATTAAATAATATTTCCAGACCTTACCAGAGCCTAGAAGTGCAATTTAAACATGAAGATCATATGCTCCACAGTAGTTAGAGCCGCCAAGCAGGGAGACATACACGGCGGTCTATACATTATCGATGTTGATTCCGAAAAGGTGGAAAAATATATTCCATACTCAGACAGTTTCATCAACGACAATGAAAGAGGGGGTGAAAGAGGTCTCAGGGGTATATGTGTTTTAAAAGACAGAATAATAGTAGCCGATTCTGCCGGGCTATTTCAGCTAGACAGAAAAAATTACGAGATAATCAATAGAGTTAAAGATTCACTAGTTTTTAAGTCTATTCATGAAATTTGCTATCTTGATGGTTATATATGGGTAACCTCAACCGCTTACGATGCCATTGTTCAGGTTGATTTAAATTTTAATATATGCAACATTTACAAAATAAACGGCAGGAGTCTTCATGATTACAAGGTTTTGGAAAGTAAAGATTCAGTATCTAAATCCGATTTGACTAATGATGATAATTTTCATATCAATTCCATATCCTCTGAAAATGGAAGAGTTGTATTTTCTGGATTAATTACACACCTCTATGATCTTGAAACCATGAACGTTGTGTCTGCAATGCCCACACTAAATGGTTCGAAAAGTTTTCAGCATAATTTTTATGAGTACGAAGACTTTTCACTCGTAAACCTAACATCGTTTAAATACCTAGGAATAAACAAAGATGTTGGTTGTGATTTTATAGTCATACCAAGATCAAGAAATGTTAAGTATCATGTAGATACAATTGCCGAAAACAATTGGAACAGGGGTCTGGCAAGAAGCGGGGATATAGTTTTTGTCGGATCTTCTCCAGCTAGAATTTTAATGCTTGATATAAGAACACAAAAGCTGCTAAAAGAAATACAACTAGAAGAAGATATTAGACACTGTATTCATGGTTTGGAGGTTCTGAAATGAGACGAAGAGAATTTTTAAAAATTGGCGCCATGTCTGCTGCGATCATTCCATTTATTAGCAGTGACACCTGCCAATCTGCTGACGTGGAAATATTCGTGGAAGAAATTTCTAATGTTATAGAGCATAACAGGCTTTCTAATTCACAACTTTATTTCAATCATTTCTATCAACCCCAACACATGGTTTGGGTGTGGACCCCTTGGGGATGGACCATTCAGGCGAAACCAGTGTATCTTCAACAAAATATTGACAGTTTTGGATTTCAAAATTCATTACAGGGATATTACTCCTTGCAAAAAAAATACAAGAATATAAAACAGATATCTATTCATAACGCAGATTGTATTTATATATTCGAAGACGGAACTATAAAAATTTATGATAAAACACGTGGAAAAGTTAAATCAAATATCTCGTCAGATATTCCTACATATATCCATAATCTTAATAGGGTAAACCAGCACTACTTAAACAGAAGGAGAGGCCCGGCAGTTCGACGTTGACCAAACTCAAACGGCACGCCATAATACTATGGGGAAAACCATTAGACGAAAAAGCAAGAAAGACAAAAAGAGATTGAAGAGGGAAAAAGTTGCAAGAAGATCAAAAAGACGAATTGAGGAACCGAAGACCGACATGGGATGAGTATTTCATGGGTATGGCGCATTATGCGTCTATACGAAGTCACGATTCCGAAACTAAGGTCGGTTGCGTCATAGTTGGTAGCTCCAACATAGTTGTAGGCGTTGGGTATAATGGATTTTGCACAAATGTAAACGAGAAAGGTCTTCCAACCACAAGACCTGACAAATATCCGTTCATTGTGCATGCAGAAGCCAACGCTATTACTAACTTAATTGTGAGACAGATAGATTGCTATAAGGCTTACATTACACACCTTCCGTGTGCAAATTGTGCTAAACTGTTGTGGCAAACAGGTGTTACCGAATGGTATGTTCCCGTAGGGTCTAAAGCTCACGGAGAAAAGAAAGAGGACAAAATTGTCTACGATCACCTTATAGAGAATGGACTTGAGATTACCTACATGGACCCTAATATAGTGTATAATATCCTAGATGGCTACAAGAATAATTCACAACGGTCCCCCTTTGCGGGCTAGGGAAGATCCTATGAAAGAACCCCCCAGAGGATGGACCACAGATGTAATAATTAAAAAGGTTTATGACGGCGACACAGTTATTGTAGAAATTAAGAGAGAGGTCACCGTAAGACTTAAGAATTGTTGGTGTTCAGAAATACGCACCAAAAATAAAGAAGAGAAATCAAAAGGAATTGCTGCAAGAAATCATCTTAGAAAGATTCTTTTTGAGGGTAAAAATAAAGACACCGGAATGATTGAGTATGTAGATGCAGTTTTGCATATACCAGCGGATGATGAAAATCAATTGAAAGATATTTTTACTTTTGGAAGAGTTCTTGGACATATTTTTGTAGATGGAAAAGATGTGTCGGAGATCATGGTAGAATCAGGACATGCGACAAAAGCAAAGCTTAGGAAGTAAAAATGTCAGTAGCTGAGCTACAGAATTATACGTTTGTTGGAAGATACGCGAGATGGATACCAGAGAAAAAAAGGCGAGAAACTTGGAAAGAATCAGTTGATCGTGTAAAAGGCATGATGCTCGAAAAATACTCAGAAGCATCTAATGATGTGGAGTGGGCTTATGACATGATGCATAAGAAAAGAGTTCTCGGCTCTCAACGCGCTCTTCAATTTGGCGGATCTCCTATACTTAAGCATAATGCAAGGGTATACAATTGTATAGCTTCATATATTGATAGACCTAGGTTTTTTCAAGAGTGTATGTATCTTCTTTTATGTGGGTGCGGAACCGGGTTTTCCGTACAAAAACATCACGTTGAAAAGCTTCCAGACCTCATTATGAGAAAAACATCTAAAACTGGAAGTAAAAAGTTTACCGTACCAGACACAATAGAAGGGTGGTCTGACGCCGTAGGGGTTCTCGTTAGCAGCTATCTTGATCAAGACGATATTTTTCCAGAATACGTACAAAAGAATGTCATATTTGATTACTCAAAAATTCGGGAGGCTGGATCATATTTAAGCTCAAGTTCAGGGAAAGCCCCCGGACCAGAGCCACTAAAGAAAGCTTTGACTAACATAAAAAAAGTTTTGGACAAATCTGTAAAAGAGGCAGAATTTAATTCCAATAAAAAATTAAGGCCAATAGATGTCTACGACATTGTTATGCACGCTGCTGATGCTGTTATATCTGGTGGTGTACGTAGAAGTGCTACGATTTGTGTTTTTTCACCAGATGACAGGGAAATGGCTATTGCGAAGACGGGCAATTGGTTTCACGACAACCCTCAACGTGGTCGTTCTAATAATTCTGCTCTATTGCTTCGTGATTCAACCGATCCTGAAAGGTTCTCTGAGCTTATGAGTTCCGTCAGAGAATTTGGTGAGCCGGGTTTTGTGTGGTCCGATTCTACAGAGCTTATAGTTAACCCCTGCGTGGAGATAGGTCTCTATCCTGTAGACGAGGAAACTGGGGAAACAGGGTGGCAAGCGTGCAATCTCAGTACTATTAATTGCGCAAAGGTAAAGAGCAAGGAGGAATTTTTTGAATCTTGCAGGGCAGCATCTATTATAGGCACTTTGCAAGCAGGATTTACTGAAATGGAATATCTTGGCGAGGTAACAGAAAGAATTTTGAAGAGAGAATCTCTTCTTGGAGTCTCTATGACCGGGATCATGGAACGACATGAGATTTGCCTAGACCCAGATGTTCAAAAGGAAGGTGCTAGAGTTGTCAAGAAGACAAATAGAGAACTTGCTAAGAAAATCGGAATTAATCCAGCAGCTAGAACTACTTGTGTCAAGCCTGAAGGCACTGCTAGTTGCATTCTTGGTACTAGTTCTGGCATTCATCCTCATCATGCCAAGCGCTATATTAGACGTGTACAGGCTAATAAGATGGAAGATATATATCAGCACTTTAAGAAAACAAATCCGAGAGCATGCGAAGAGTCAGTTTGGTCAGCTAATGATAGCGATGATGTTGTTTCCTTTTGTATAGAAGTTCCAGACGGTGCAAAACTAAAAAACAAAGTTAGCGCTATTGATTTACTTAGCTGTGTTAAATTAACCCAACAGAACTGGGTCATGACAGGAAGAAACGACTCTCTATGTGTCAAAAGTTTCTTGCAACATAATGTATCTAATACAATTAACGTTAAGCCTGAAGAGTGGGAAGATGTACAGAAGTTTATATATAAAAATAGAAAATTTTTCTGTGGAGTGTCCCTTCTTCCAGTGAGTGGAGATAAAGATTATCCCCAAGCTCCTTTCACCACCGTATATTTGCCCAGCGAAATGGTTTCTCATTATGGCGATGGGTCAATGTTTGTCAGCGGACTTATAGAGATAGCTCTAAATTTGTGGGAAGACAACCTTTGGGCAGCTTGTGACGCCTTGGTTGGCTTGGGAAACAAGCCTAAAGGAAACGGTAAGAAAGAATGGACAGACAGATGCAAAAGGTTTGCAGATAAATACATGGATGGAGATGTAAAAAAGCTGTCATATTGTATGAAAGATGTTTATAATTGGAAGGAGTGGGTTGACATGAAAAGAAATTATACATCGGTTGATTATACTGAGTGTACAGAACAAGAAGACAACACAAAACTTCAGCAAGAGGTTGCGTGCTCTGGTGGATCTTGCGAGATAATATAATATGGCGATTTGTGCTGAAATAGGAAGTGTTCAGGTTAGCAGAATTACGGATTCTGCCATCATTCCAACAAGAGCGCATGCAACAGATGCTGGATATGATCTATATGCAGATCTTAACAACAGTTTTGTTTTAATAAAACCGGGGGAAACTAAGCTTGTTGGAACAGGGATAAAAATAGCAATACCAAGAGGCTACGTTGGTTTAATCTGGGATAGATCTTCTATGGGGGTAAAGGGCATCCATAGATATGCAGGGGTAATTGACTCTGGATACAGAGGGGAAGTAAAAGTTTGTTTACACAACTCAAATCCAGAAGAGGCAAAAAATAACTACGTAATTGAAACCGGGGATAGGATAGCTCAAATAATAATACAACAAGCCCCAGTATTTGAAATAAGAGAAGTGAAGAATCTAGAGGAAGGCGACCGTGGTAACAATGGCTTTGGCTCTAGTGGTAGATAATTATTTAGATGAAAAAAAACAACAATAAGAGAGAACTCAAACCGAGAACCGAAAATCAAGCAGAATACATAAGAGCTATATCAGAAAACAATGTAACGTTTTGCTCTGGACCTGCCGGTACTGGTAAAACTAGCGTTGCAGTCGGTCTAGCTTGCGAGTATCTAGTTAGTAAAAAGGTTTCAAAAATAGTAATAACAAGACCCACAGTGGAGTCAAGCTCTAGGGGTCTTGGATATCTTCCGGGTAATTTTAAAGAAAAAATACATCCCTACCTAGTACCCATACTAGACGAGATGAACTATTACCTAGACGATCAAAAAGTTAGAAGCATGATGTCTTCTGATATTATAGAAATTGTACCTCTGGAATACATGAGAGGCAGAAACTTTCACTGGTCATTCATGATATTAGACGAGGCTCAAAACGCAACATTCGACCAAATCAAAATGTTTATAACAAGACTTGGAAAAGGCTCGAAGGCTGTTATTAATGGGGATCTAGACCAAACCGATCTACCCCAAAGCTTAAGCGGCGGTCTTAACCACTGCTTTGATCGCCTTTCAGACACTCAGGGTGTTGGTATTTGCAAACTTGATTATTGCGATATAGTAAGGAGCAAAGTTTTAGCAAGAATACTAAGAAGACTAGACCCTCCAAAAAATGAATCTTAAAGACTTTCATACAATATATGTATATTCATTGTTATGGATGTTCGTGGGATATGTATCGTCCTACGACATGTATCTAGCAATAAAAAATCAAAATATACTATTGGAAAATGAACAGAACCCAATAGGAAGATACCTTATTATCGAAGACGGTGGCAGCGTTGCCCTTTTTATGTCTGTGAAATTTTTTGGAACCGTTCTGACTCTCGGATTTCTTTCTTTGCTTTATAAATATAAAGAAAATTGGGCTTGGATTTCTATGATTGCTCTGTGTTTTTTTCAATTTATTCTTTTATGTTATATAAATGAAAGCTGGATAGTAGGATTTTTATAATGAAGAAAAGCATGACACCAGCCATACGTGTTGGTAGTGACGTTCTTGTCAGGTACAAAAAAACGAATGGGTCCGTAAGAAAAATAAAGGGCGAGGTTAAAAAAATAGGAAACGACGCAACTGGCCCATTTTTGCTTGTTGACAATTTAAAACTTCTAATATCCAGAATAGACCAAATAGGAACCATTAGTGATTGCCCCCGTCTTTTGAACCCTGTAGATGGGGAAGACAATGCCATCTTATACGTATAAGTGCTCGAATTGCGATTTTTCTTTTGAAATCGTTCAAAGAATAAAAGACCGTCCGAAAAAGAAGTGCAAAGAATGCAAAAAAATGAAGCTGAAGAGGGTTCTTTTCCCTCCCATGGTTTTTGTAAAAGGAGACCCGGCTACTGTTGGGCAACTGGCAGATCAAAACAACAAGAAAATGGGAAAGACTCTCCTGCAAGAGAAGAGAACTCTTCACAAGGAGAGCGGAAAAAAGAGCAGAAAGGAAGCTCTTAAGTCAAAGTTGCCGCAAGGAATGAGCCTTCCAGAAAACACAGGTGGAGAACCTTGGTATAATTCAAAAAGAGATGCGACTAATAAAGACATCTCTAACATGACACAAAAGCAGAAGGCTAATTACATAATGAAAGGCAAGAAATAATGTTTAACGAACCCGAGCCGCGTGAACCCAAGGGTTATTCGGACAATGGGCATGTAGAATTTGAGTGTGATTTTTGTGGCAACGAACTGATTGACGTATGGAAGGTTAAAGAATCTGACTTTATCACAAAGATAAAATTGTTTTGTGATGATTGCGATAATGCTAGCTTTATAAAAGAGGTCTCTGGAAAAATATATATAGGATGCACTGAAAATAGCAGGATAACACAAATTTTAGAAAAAGATGGTATAACAACAGTTCATGCGTGCCTAGAGGCTCAAAAAGATGAATAATTTTGAAAACCCCCAGTCAAGAGAAGAAGTTTATTATACAGCAGGGGGTAAAACCAAAACTGTAGACAGCACTTCATCTTTTGCTAAAAAAATTGATAGGGAAAACGGGATAGACACTTACTATATAAAATATGCTCGTGGAAGAGTTTTTGATCCTTGGGGTATCTATCAGGATAGAGCAAGAAGCCTTAACCCTTCCTACAAAAGGGTTCCTGAAAAAATATTTAACTTTTATATTGAGTATCTAAAAACAAGAAATAAATCTTACCTGAGAAAAGTCGAGAGAAATTAAAATGCCCAAAGCCACCAAAGGTAAAAGAGGCCCACTGAGTAAGGTGGAGATCTTTTACATAGAAAACAACACGGACAAGAGCGTGGATGAGCTTTCAAAAGACTTAGACAGGTCTGTCCCCGCCGTTGAAAAACACCTCACAGCCATTCAGCACAATAGAAAACCCCATGTGACTGGAACCAAAAAAGAGGAATCCAAAGAAACAGTTGGAAATCTCATGGCTAGAAAAGAGGGCCGAGGCGTCACAACGATGACACCAGCAGCTTCTGAGCTTTCTGACCAAACAAGAAAAAAGAGTTCTAAATTTTCAAGTGCCATCCACAGGATAAAACAGGAAAGCGAGAAGTAACGTGCTTACAAAGGAATTTGATTCGTTTATAAACCAATACGCTGATCAAAACCCCATATGGATAGCAGAACTTTCTAACGGGGAAACTATATATCAGGATGACGGTCGTGATGAAATTGAACCAAGCAGCGCTTGGTTGAGACTCAAGAGTTATTGCGAAAAAAACAGTGTTAGTATAGTTGGCATGAAAATAAAGAATAGGTCCAATATAGAAGATGTCACAGACACTGATGCCGAGGCGTATTTCTTCTGCAAGGGAGCCAGTGCCTTTATGTTCAGTGAAGAAACCACACAGTCTTTTATCACCGGAACCCTAAAAGACGGAAATCTACACACCAGAACTTGGCGTCTTCCAGAATTGAAGGTTGACCATTCGGACAATCGGAACCCTCATGATTACACCGAATGCCTCATTTTCAATCAGGATCTCTCGGATGCCGGGAAAATACAAGTCTAGATCAACTGGAAATAGCTGCGGTCCAGCGCAATATATAACCGAATTAATCTGTCGCAGAATGGCAGATAAAGACAAAGAAGAACTTCCGTTTAAATTTTGGAACAGGGGAAAATGGAAGTCTATTTATAGACACCAGATAATAGCTGCTCACGGATTATTAAAAATTTATAACGAAGAAGCTATAATAGCAGCCCTCCTTTCAAAAAAAGGCGAGCGCATATACTCTCTTAGATTTAACGGTTTAGACGATTTAATAAAAATTGAGCAGGAAAAAATAGACAAGTTTGATAAAAGAGATATAAAAACAATAGAACACAAAGACAAGATGTCTCAACCTCGCAAACCATTTAACTTTAATAATTCTGGATTAAGAGATCTAGATGGGTAAAAAAAAGACACAATCTCTGTTTGACGATGCGACGACAAAAGGAATTATAAAGAAGTATGGGGAGGTGGTGAGAAGTGGAACGGATGTATTTGAAGAAACTAAAAATCTTCAGATAATACCTGTTAGCCCAGCTATAGATTTAGCCCTAGGGGGTGGTATACAGGAGGGTAGCTGGGTCTTGCTTACGGGAGACCCAAAAAGTGGAAAGACCACCACCGCACTACAGTTTGCCTCTAATTGCCAAAAAGAAGAGTATGGAGAAAGACCTGTCATCTACCTGAATGCCGAGGGTAGATTGAAGTCCATGAACCTTTCTGGAATTGATGGTTTAAAAATTGAAGATATAAAGATTATCGAGTCAAACGAAGAGCCTATGAGCGCAGAGGAATATTTAGATATTGCAGAGGCGTATATCAAACAATTCCCTAAATGCGTTCTTATAGTAGACTCCACATCAACCCTGACACCGGAAAGAGAACTTACAGACTCTCTTAGCGGGCAATTTAGAGCCGGTCTTCCAAAAATTCTCGCAGCGTTTACCAGAAGAATGTCCGGGGTTGTCAGGAAGCAAAGGGCGATCATTATACTTATAACCCATTTTATAAGCAACACCAGCGGAATGGGGTATAAAACAAAGCTTCCAGACGGCGGTGTAAAAATTCAATATCAAGCAGACACAAGAATGGAAGTCAAATATTTTAAGTCTTGGGAAGCAGATGACGAGCCTGTTGGGCAAATGGTTGTATGGAAGGTTTTTTGTTCTTCAGTTGGCCCACCGGGAAAAGAAGCGGAAAGCTGGATAAGATATGGAAAAGGTGTTGATAAAACTAAAGAATTAATCCACATGGGTTGCGAACTTGGATTAATTGGAAAAGCCGGTGCTTGGTATTCATGCGACTTTCTTCTCGGCAGAAAAGACCTGCTACCAGACGGCATGGAGGAAAGTCAAAAATTTCAGGGTCAAGAAAAATTGTACTCGTTCATAGAAGAAAACTCACCTGTTTTATCTCTTCTAGAAGAAGAACTTAAGGCCATGCTGTGAAAGTTGTAGGTTTTGATGGAAGAGAGAGAAATCTCCCACTGTACAGCAAGTCAAAACGTGGCGAAAAATCGAAATCAAATCTTCACAAAAGAGCCAGAAAGATAATACGAGAAATATTCCCTAGGGAAAGGATTCTTGAAGAGGTTGCCTTGCCGGGAAGCAACAAGACTAAAAAACGATCCATTCTTTATGCAGACTTCTTTATTCCAAGACAGGATCTTATTATAGAAGTTCACGGTAGACAGCATTATGAGTATGTAAAATTCTACCATAAGGACAAAAAGGGGTACTATCGATCTAGGGCTAGGGACAGGCAAAAGATCGAATGGTGCAATCTAAATAAAATAGACATAGTATCATTAAAATATTCAGATAGTGACGATGACTGGAAGCAATCAATTCTCAACCGCTGATGATCAATTTAAGCGGTTTATAGACGCAACAGATAGTTATATAAATAACTCTGGATTAGATTTAGTAAAATACAACAAGGACGTTGAAACAATATTAAATCTAACACCTTTTGAATTAAGGTCACTGAATTCTGAGGAATGCGGTGAAAAAGCTTACGCTGTTTTTGCGTATGCTAGCTATGTTCAAACAGAATATAATAGAAATCTTGAAAAGCTAAATTGGTCAAACGATGCTCTTTGGAGAATACTTGCTTCAGAAATGAAGCAGTACGGTGATAGATATACAAAGTGGGAGGAGAAATATCACCAAGCCTTAAGAGGAAATGATTTCGCCTCAAGGCTACACACCATAAAACTACACGCACAGGCAAGGGTTAATAGACTTCAAGACAAAATAAAAGATATAAGAAGAATGGGTGATATTCTTGTAGAACTACAAAGAAGCAAGAGGCAAAATAGATGAGTCCGCTTGAAAAAATTAAACATGGAATAATGAACAACAATATGAAAACTGTAGCTGATGGTTATAAATTGCTTACTGGGGAATCCTTGTCTTTTAATTCCGACCAAGAAGATGACAAAGAAGATCATTCAGTAGCGGAAGAAGACGAAGAGGTTTCAGAAAATGAAGATTTCATAGCCCCTATTAAAGGTAAAAACTCAACTTCTGGACGATCAAGAATAGCAAGATCAGAACCTATAAGCACAGAGGAAGCTAGATCAAACAAGTTCAATGATGACGGCACTGAACATATTAATGTAGAAACTCCAGACGCCCCAAGGTCTCCAAGAAACAGATCAGCAAAGAAACTAATAGATATCAAGTGCCACTTATGTGGAGAAACCGAGTCCGTTCACCAAGATCTGGTTAGAGATTTTTACAGGTGTTCTGACTGCTGTAGGAAGTAGAATGTCTGAACAAATTAGCAACGAGGCGGCAGAAGAAGCTGTTTTATCTGGAATATTTCAACATGGATTAACTGCGTTTACTGACGTGGGGGACATTCTCAGGGTAGATAGTTTCGCATCAGAAGACCACCAGATTATATACAAATGCCTATCCCATATTCTTAAAGACACCTCCACAGTAGACCTCCCGTCAATAATATCCACAGCAAGCGAACTAGGTTTCCATAACTTTCTAGAAAATGATTTTGCAATGGACAATCTGAAGTCCATTTGTAAATCTGAAACCGAAACGGGAAACATAAGAGCCAATGCTATCAAGGTTAAAAAACTTGAGATAGCAAGAACCCTAAGATCAAAAATAAAAGACATACAGAGAAACATATACACGGTCACCGGGGAAGAAACAGTTGATGAAATAATAGGAATAGTCGAAGCTCCGATATTCAATCTCACCAATGATCTTGGGACCGACGTTGAGAAACCCAAAAATATAGGCGAATCGGTAGAAGACTACATCCGACACCTAGAAGACAACCCGTCCGAAATGATAGGTGTTAGCAGCGGCTTTCCAAGATATGATGCTGCCATAGGCGGTGGTTTTAGAAGAAAATGTGTCGACCTTATAGCCGCTCGCCCAAAAGTTGGTAAGAGTGTTTTTGCAGAAAATGTGGCAATACACGCCTCTCATAGCTTAAACATACCGGTACTAATGCTAGATACCGAGATGTCCAAAGAAGATAATTTAAACAGAATGCTTGCTAACTTTAGCGGTGTAAGCATAAATGATATATCTTCTGGAAAATTTTCAGAAAAACCTTCCGACAAAGAAAAGGTTAAAAAGGCAGCGGATCTAATAAAAGACATACCCATTAGCTACATAAGTATAGCTGGAAAAGCTTTTGAAGAAACCTTATCAATAATGAGAAGGTGGATCATACAAAATGTTGGATACGATTCCACAGGAAGAGTTAACGATTGTCTGATTGTTTATGATTATTTAAAACTCATGACTCCTGATAAAATTACTAATAATATGCAGGAGTTTCAAGTTCTTGGATTTCAGATAACAGCACTTCACAATTTTTGTGTTCAATACGACTGTCCATGCTTAAGCTTTGTCCAGCTAAACAGAGACGGTATAACTAAAGAATCCACCGACACGGTGAGCGGATCTGACAGGTTAATATGGCTATGTACCAGCTTTAGCATTTTTAAGAATAAGAGCATAGAAGAAATAGAGGAAGACGACCAAAATAATAATAAAAAACTTGTACCTATAGTTTCCAGACATGGCCCCGGATTAGAAGATGGTGATTATATTAATATAGCCATGATTGGAGATACGGCTAGAATAATTGAAAACGAAACTAGAAATGAGCTTAAAGTATCTTCCAGAACAAGAAATCAAGGCTTTGCTAGCGTTGAAGAGGATAGCTCCACCGGAGAGATCTCATTTTAAATAAAGAAAAAGAAAAGCTGTCCATCCTCTCTGAGATGATTGCAGACAGGGTTACCGATCTTTTAGATCTCTTTGGGGTGGAGTATATAATACACGACGAAAGAATTGTCACATCTTGCCCAATTCATGGGGGAGATAACCCCCAAGCGTTTACTATAGATATAGATGACGGCCCGTTCTATGGCAACTGGAGATGCTGGACTAGAGGTTGCGAGAGAAAATACTACCCAACCCCCCTTGGTCTGGTCAGAGGTCTTCTGGTATTTCACAGAGATGAAAGAACCACGTTTCAAGACGCGGTAGATTTTTCCTACGAATTTTTGAAGCTTGATGATAGCTCTATATTTAAACATAAAGAAAAATTTAAAAAGTCTGTTGATAGAAGAAATTCGGAAAGAAAACCAACTAGACATATCCCCAAAAGCGGTATTAGCAGGAAACAAGTAAGGTCATTGCTAGACATACCCGCAAAATACTACATCGATAGAGGATATAAGGAAGAAACGCTAGACAGATTTGATGTGGGTCTATGCAAAGACAAAAGAAAACAGATGAGGAATAGGGTTGTAGTACCAGTTTACGACGACACGTATTCATATATGGTTGGATGTGTTGGCAGAAAGACTACTAATAATGAAACCCATTCTAAATGGATTAATTCAAAAAGTTTTCATTCAGGTTCCTATTTGTATGGGTACTGGATTGCTAAATCATATATTAGAGATCTAAAGACAATAATACTCGTTGAAGGACAGGGTGATGTCTGGAGGCTTTATGAATCTGGAATCAAAAACTCTGTTGGGATGTTTGGATGCTCTCTTAGCGACTCTCAACTTTTTATACTTGAATCCTCTGGAGCATTGAACATTGTTGTTTTGAGCGATTCTGACGAAGCTGGAGAGAAGGCCAAGCAGTCAATAAAAAATAAGTGCGAAAGAATGTTTAAACTACATTTTCCAGATATACCCACCAAAGATGTTGGCGATATGTCTATAGATAGCATAAGAGAAATACTAATTCCTCAGTTAAAAGGTATGATTTAATGGCGGGTAGAATTCTTGCTTTTTGCGGACACAAACAGAGTGGAAAAAGTAGCTGTGTTAATTTTTTACACGGCTACCAAATGAAAATTAATGATGTCATAGAGGTCTTTGACTTAACTGACAATGGCGAACTTCTTGTTAACGCCGTATTTACTGACGAAAAGGGAAACTCAACAGAAGCCATGGGTGTATTTGACATCCATAGAGATGATTACGACTTTGGCGTATACGCATCCGAAATGGTTTGGCCATATATAAAAGAGTTTAATTTTGCAGATCCTCTGAAAGTTATTTGCAAAAAGCTATTTGGACTTACTCACGAGCAATGCTATGGAACTGAGGATCAAAAGAACACGGATACTGATATTTTATGGAAAAATATGCCCATCTCTGGAAGGAGAACCAAGGGCAAAGTTACTTCTAGAGAGTTCATGCAACACTTTGGAACAAATATTTGCAGAAAAATAAAGTCCGATGTCTGGTCTAGCTCATGTATTGAAAGTATAAATAAAACAGAAACAGAGATAGCCGTTATATCAGACTGTAGGTTTCCAGACGAGATTGACGCCATAAAAAAAGCTGGCGGAAGAGTCATTAGGCTAACTAGGAATCCACATACGGATTCTCACGAGAGTGAAACCTCCCTAGACAAAATACATCTAAAAGAATTTGATTACGTCATTGATAATGAAAATTTGACTATGGAAGAATGTCATTCCAAACTTTTAAAGGTTCTTCTTCAGTGGGGCTGGGTAACTTCTTCTACCTCTTCCACTGTAGCGGTTAAACGGTAAAAAAGATGGAAGTAACTTATATAAGAAGCTCTTCTTATAATAATTATGATTTTTGCCAACAACAATACTACATGACGTATGTTCTTGGCCACAGAAGCCCGTCTGGAAAGAAGGCTCAGATGGGAACCATTGTCCACAAGGTCATGGAATGCCTATCTAGAGCAAAGAAGGCTCTTCAAGAAAATAAGCTTAGCTTTACAGATGATTCTTTGGGAAGGGTTAGGTTTACGGAGTCATCCCTGTTTACAGATAAGTTCGTAGACAAAATGCTGGACAAGAGCTACGACCACTACACATCTGATTGCATTCATCATTACACCAAAGGTGACAAAAATAATTGTAGAAAATGGGTGTGGATGGGGCTTGAATATAACGACGGCCAGTTCGACCCAAGAAATAGGAAGATTATAGAAACAGAGCCACAGTTTGATATAGAAATAGAAGACCCTTGGGCTAAATATAACTACGACACCGGAGAAACACCGTTATCTGGAAAACTCAGGTTAAAGGGAACCATAGACTTAATAACCGAGTCTGGAGATGGTGTAATAGAAGTTATAGATTGGAAAACCGGAAGAAGGGTAGATTGGGCAACCGGGGAAGAAAAAGATTACGATAAGCTGTCAAACGATCCGCAATTATTACTATACTACTATGCTATATCTAAAATGTTTCCAGAATACGACCAGTCTATAATGACTATATTTTATATTAAAGATGGTGGGCCATTCTCGCTTTGCTTTGATAAAAATGATGAAGAAAAATTTTTAGCAATGCTGAGAAAAAGGTTTAATCAGATAAAGAATAATACAAGACCTTGCATGCTTTCAAACGACCAGTCTCATTGGAAATGTAAAAATCTTTGCCATTTTTATAAAACAAATTGGAATGGTACTGATACTAATATGTGTAGATATGTACACGATAAAATAAAGAAGGAAGGTATAGATGTCGCGACTTCCGAATGCACTAAAGACGGCTTCAGTCTGGGCTACTACGAATCGCCGGGATAATATAATACAAATAAATTTAAATGAGCATCTGATTAGACTCTGTAAAATACATGCAGAAAAATGCACGCTTGGAGGAAACTCTCAGATTCATCAGTCTAGAGACAAGCGATCCGTAATGCTTAGTGAAGACCAACTAGTTGGTCAGGTCACAACTTGCGCTGCTTCAGAGTGGCTAAACAAGGACAATGGAAGGGCATACGACAAAGAAAGAAAAATAAGAAACAAAAATCCATACGAAGGTGACGGAGGAATTGATTTGTATCCCTACCCAATAGATGTCAAGGGTAGCAAAATCAGAAGAAAGAACAAGCCTCTTCCAACATATACTCTGCCGGTAAGACCCAAGGAGCTACACGAAGACTGCATATATGTACTTGCCCTAGCCGACCTAGATGATATGTGTGTTTATTTAGTTGGTTGGGCTTCTTATGAAATGTTTTCTAAATATCCAGAGTCTTCTGGAATATTCAAAGGTGCTCACACCCTTAAGGCTAACGCTCTAAACATCATGCCAAAGACATCCATGTCAAAAATTAGAAAATTAAAGGTCATGGGATTGTAATGTCAAGACTTGATTTGGGGTTTAGATTTGATTACAAAATTGTGGCTTTACTTTTCATGTGGGCCGCTCTTATTTCTTCTTTTTTTGAAGGATTTGAGCCATCATTTTTAACAGAGATTTTTCTATGGATATCTGTTAATTGCTTCATGTGGAACAGCACCGCTAAGGGAAAATAATAATGTCTAAGTGGGTTCCTCTACATTTGCACACTCACTACTCTTTACTGGACGGTCTATCAAAACCTAAACAGGTTGCTAAAAGATGTAAGGATTTGGGATACAAATCTTGCGCAATAACAGACCACGGAACTGTGTCCGGTGCTGTATCTTTTGTAAAGTCAATGAGAGAAAATGACATAAAGCCTATACTGGGGTGTGAGTTTTATTTATCTGAAAAGTCTGCAACCATAAAGGATAAAGAAAACAGAACGCTTAGCCATCTTGTGGTTCTCGCAAAGAATAAAGTGGGATGGGAGAGACTAATCGAGGCTACATCCAGAAGTAATGATGAAGAACTTTTTTACTTCAAGCCAAGGCTGGATCTAGATATTTTATCAGAATACTGTGATGGAAATCTCATAGCTTTTAGCGGACACATGGGAAGTGATCTTGCTAATATACTATTTCACGACTGGAAAAAGGCTTATAATTCCCAGTCTGAAAATGAGGTTAAGCAGCATCTTAAAGACAACTATCTTGAAGAAGCGAAAATTTTGTCCAATAAGTATCAGGAAATCTTTGGCGATGGAAATTTTTACATAGAGATTCAACTGATCGACCAAGAGAATTCCCCGGCAGCAAGGGTTATCGGAGATTGCCTCAGAGAGGTCTCTAGAGAGACGAGGATACCCGCTGTGGCCACCGCAGACTCGCACTACCCAACCAAGGAGGATGCGGTAGATCAGAGGCTCCTGCTGTGTGCGGCACTAAAAACAACCCTAAAGAATGTAAAAAAGAAGCTATCTGAAGGTCAAGAAGTTGGGCTTTCTTCGTTCTTTCGTTCTAATAATTACCACATACCGTCTGAAGACGAAATGGTGGATCTACACACAGAAGAAGAGCTTAGAAATAGCTTGGCTATATCCGAGACTTGCGAAGAATATGACATATTAGACAAACCAATGCTTCCAAAATTTAACCATGAAGGATATTCTTCTGAACACGACCTCTTAACATCTCTATGTAGAGAGGGGTGGAAAAAGTTATTAAAAAATAATGGGAAAATAGACGACGAAGAAAATTTAAATATATACCTAGAAAGAATTAAAGAAGAGCTATTCGTAATAAAGGAAGCAAACCTTGCTGGATACTTTCTTATCGTTAGAGATATTGTTCGTTACGCAAGACAGGAGAACTGGATTCCGGGTCCGGGGAGAGGATCTGCTGCCGGTTGTCTAATTTCTTACCTCATTGGGATAACTCGTGTAGATCCTATTGAATACGGATTGATTTTTGAAAGATTTTATAACGCGGGCAGAAATACAGAAGAACACGTTTCTCTTCCAGATATTGATATAGATATTCCAGCAGACAAGAGAGACGATGCAATAGAATATATTAGAAATAAATATGGTCAGAAAAAGGTTGGCCAGATGATAACGTTTGGTCGGCTACAGGGGAGAAGCGCAATAAAAGAAGTTCTCAGAGCCAACGATGCATGTTCTTACGACGAGATGAACAGGATAACTAAGAATCTCCCCCATGAAGCAGAAGTTTCTGACCAGCTTCAAGAGATGGATAGTTCTTCTGTAATAATGTGGACGTTGGTAAATCAACCAGACAGCCTCAAGGACTGGTGCTACCTAACCGAAGATGGTATTCTTGATGGAGAATACTCCAAGCTTTTTGAACAAGCAATGAGAATTGAAGGAACTTTCAAATCACAAGGAAAACACGCAGCGGGCGTGGTTATTTCGTCTCACGACTTGAACACTGTTTGCCCAATGGTGAGGCAAAAAAACAGCAAAGAAAAAATTGCTGGACTTGAAATGGAGGATTTAGAATCTATGGGTCATGTAAAATTTGATATTCTCGGTGTCTCTTTATTAGACAAGATAATGGGAGTGCGTGACCAGCTATGTAAATTAGGAGCTTTCGATAATGAAGAAAGAGTCATGTGTGGAAATACTTGAGTGTGGAGGCGCTATAGAGAAAAACTCTCTAAGCATTTGCAGGGTAGGAAATTACTATAATACAGTAATAAGACAAAGACTTGATACTTATCAGGTTCATTGTGAAGATTATAGACTATCTTCAGTCTTTAGTGCCATATATAATAATATGGACAATGCTGTAGATAAGTTTTTACAATTGGATAAACAACTATATGCTGGAAATTCAGCAAAAAATAAGAAATTGCAAACGATGCCCCCTCCACAAGGATATGCCTGATGGTTGCCATCCTGTACCCGGAGTTGGACCCCACGATGCTAAAATAGTAATTGTTGGAGAGGCTCTCGGTGAAAACGAGTCAATAATGGGAGAGCCTTTTGTCGGAAGAGCCGGTGAGCTTTTGAATAAAATACTTAAAGATTGCAACCTAAGCAGAGAAAATAATGTATATATAAGCAATATGGTGAAATGTAGACCAACTAAAAATAATGGAAAATCAAATAGACCTCCAACCTCCGACGAAATCCAGTCCTGTAAAATTTGGATCTGGAGCGAGTTGAAAAAACTCCAACCCAAGGTTATAATAACCCTAGGAGCAGTAGCATCAAAAACTCTGCTAAAACTAAAACCGTCCACGTCTATGAAAAGTATAGTTGGAATTGCTAAACATGTTGATTACATAGGATCAACAATAGTTCCGTGCTATCACCCAAGCTACCTTTTGCAGCACGGGAGAGATAAGCTAGAAGAAACCAAAGAACACTTTGCTTTTGCTAGGAGCGTATTAGATGAATTATAGAGACTTGATTGTTCTTGATTTTGAAACCGGATCTAGAAACCCTCACAAGACCCAACCCACTCAAATAGCTGCGGTCGCTATCCACGGCAGGAAATTAAAATTGCAGCCGGGAGGCACCTTTAACAGTGAAATAAGACCAATACTAGATGACGACAAAGCCATAGAGATGGGTTTAGACCCACTTGAAGACGAAGCTCTTGAAATAACCAATAAAACAAGAAAAGAGTTGGCTAAAGCCCCCGCTCCCAAACAAGTGTGGCAAAAGTTTTCAAACTTTGTTAATAAATATAATTTTAAGAAAACGCAATTCTTTGCCCCGATTCCTGTTGGTTATAATATAAACGGTTTTGATATGCATATAGTTGAGCGAATGTGCCAACAGTATGGACCAACTAATAAAAAAACTAACGAGCAAGGTCTGTTTAGCAAAATCAATAAAATTGATGTTATGGATATTATTTGGCTATGGACAGAAAATAATCCAGATATCAAATCTATCAGTATGGATTCTATGAGAGACTGGATGGGATTAAGCACAGAAAATGCCCATGACGCACTCAAGGATGTAAAAGATACTGCAAATATTCTTATAAGATTTATGAAGTTTTATCGTTCAATGGCTCCCAAGACGAAATTTGAGAAAGCTTTTGCAGATGGAAAATTGTTCGTTTAACTGTGGGTGTCAATTTACAAAACTTGGAACAGAAACACGAGAAGACAACGGGTTACCGTCTATATCTCTTGACATAGATCATATCAATTATGACTGTGAAGAAACTTGGAATTTAATATGCGAGGGGAGGACCAAGGGGGTCTTTCAGCTTGAAAGCAATTTGGGAAAATCTTGGTCAAAAAGAATTCGACCAAGGACTATTGAGCAATTAGCCGCTCTTTCTGCACTTCTTCGTCCGGGTTGCTTGAAAGCAATTGTAGACGGAAAATCCATGACACAGCACTATGCTGATCGAAAAAATGGAGTTGAAGATGTTACATATATGCACGAGTCTCTTGAGCCAATTCTCAGGTCCACTCAAGGGGTTCTTGTATACCAAGAACAGAGCATGCAAATAGCCCAAAAGATAGCTGGGTTTGACTTAAAAGAGGCTGACAATCTCAGAAAAGCCATTGGCAAGAAAAAAGCCGATCTGATGTCAAAAGTCAAAGATTCCTTTCTTTTAGGAGCGGCTAGCAAAGGTGTTGTATCTAAAGAAATTGCGGAAGAGATATTTAGCTGGATCGAAAAATCCAATAGATATGCTTTTAATAAGAGTCACGCAGTTTCTTATGCTATTTGTGGTTACTGGTCTGCTTATTGCAAGTGTCATTTTCCTCTTGATTTTTACTGTAGCTACCTATATCACGCAGACGGCAAGCAAGATTCTCAACAAGAAATCAAAGAGCTTGTCTTAGACGCCAAGTTGTCTAATATATTTGTTTACCCTCCGTCTCTTAAAATAATTAATGACAAATTTTCAATAAATAATAAAAAGATACATTTCGGACTAAAAGACATAAAGTCTATAGGTCAGAGCCAAGTAGACAAATTGGTTTCCAACGTAAAAGATCAGGAAGAAGCCCTGAATAAGAATATCAGTGATTTTAGCTGGTATGAATTTTTAGTATCGGTTTCTCATAAAATAACTTCCACTTTAACAACTTCTCTAATTTCTACCGGAAGTTTGGATCACGGCGGTGTTAGCAGAAATAGAATGTTGTACGAATTTGACACTTGGAAAAAACTGACAAAAAAAGAGCAGGAATGGATTTTGTCAGGTATTGAAAAATGGAACTCCCTCAGAGATTCAATGCGTGATCTTCAACCCCTGTCAAAAGAAGGCGGGGGAACATTCAATGTTTCCAGAAGAGAGATTGTTGGAGACCTTTTAAAACAGCTTGATAACCCACCCTATCCCCTAGAAGATACTCCAGACTGGATATCAAAAACGGAAGAGGATTACTTGGGAGTTTCTATTACATATTCAAAAGTTGATTCTTGTGATACCAGCCGGGCGAACTGCACATGCAAAGAAATATTTGACGGGAGAGAGGGAAAGGTTATAATTGCCGTGTCAATAAGTAGATGTGAAGAATACACTATAACCAGAGGGAAATCCAAGGGTATGAAAATGGGATTTCTAACAGTGGAAGACAGCACCTGTGAGCTTGATTCTGTTGTTATTTTCTCTGACGAGTGGTTAAAGTATAAAGACCTTCTAGTGGAAGGAAATACTGTTCTCATATCTGGAGAAAAAACCGGAAATCGAGAAGGCATCGTAATAAAAAGCGTCTCTCAAATTTAATGTGAAAACAGGCGTTATCTGGTTAGATATATATGTACGTGGAAGAATTTTTTAAAGAGAACGATTATTTTATAAGAATCACCAAGTCGAAAGGTGTCGACGGCTGTATTGCAGAATTTCCCGCCAACTTAGTTACCACGCCGTTTATAGAATCTGAAATTTTTTCTTATGTCATGGAGGAGGACGGTTTTTTATACCGATCCTCCATGAGTTCAGATGAGAGCATCACAGAGTGTCCAGTTTATGCCATGAGGATAATAATCTTCAGAGACATACTAAGAAAGGTTGACAGTTTAAAAATTTCCCCAAAATTAATTTTTTATTACAGCGAAACGGGGGATGAATTACCAAAAGATTCATCCTTTGTAGACATAATGGGTGGACCATTGTCCCCAGATGATATAATAAAAGAGGGCAAATTGGCTGAGTTGTTTTACATTTCGCACCCAGACTCTTATAATCAGGAGGATCTTGCAGAGCATTACGGAGTGCAATTGGGATATAAGATGCTACAGACCGAAGTTTTTTAGGAAAAATATAATGAATAACTGCACGTTTATAGGAAGACTAGTTAGCGACCCAGAGCTTATAGAAGTCAATGATACAAATGTAGTAAGATTTACTCTTGCTATTAATGAGTACAGAAGACAAAAGGATGGAACCAAGACAAGAAAAACCGATTATTTTGATTTTGAGGCTTGGGACTCTGGGGCAACAACAATTAGCAAGTATTGTTTTAAGGGTGATGAAATAGCTGTTTCTACAACAGCGAGACAGAACCGTTGGGAAGACAAAGAGGGTAACAAGAAGTCTCAAGTAAGATTTCGTGTAAATAATTTCAAACTATTTGGCAAAAGACCATCTAGCAATTCTGAAAATAACAACGAATCTAGCGAGAGAACGGAAGAGACAGCCGAAGCACCGTTCTGATATTTAAAGTGCTTACAGGAGGCTTGGGGGGAGATCACCCCCCAAGCCTTATATTTTATTCCTCCTTTTTATCATTACATGAGGAGAAATGAGAAACAAAAGAATTTTATTTTGCGGCGAAGCCACGTTTCTAATGACGGGGTATGCAACATATGGTAGAGAGGTTCTAAAGAGGCTTCATCAGTCTGGAAAGTTTGACCTAGCAGAATTTGCTAGCTACGGAACAGTTGGTGACGAAAGAGCTTCTGATATACCTTGGGAATTTTATGGAAATGCCCCAGATGAAAATGATGAAAGACAACTCAAGGAATATAATTCAGTTGCCACAAATCAGTTTGGGGAGTGGAGATTTGAAGAAGTTCTTTTGAACTTTAAGCCCGATATCGTTTTTGATATTCGCGACTTTTGGATGTTTGATTATCAAGAAAGGTCTCCGTTTAGACATCTATTCCATTGGGCTGTAATGCCTACTGTAGATTCGTGTCCACAAAACGAACAATGGCTAGCCACCTACTCTAATGCAGATGCTGTTTTTAACTATTCTCAATGGGGAATGGATGTACTAAAATCTGAAGGCGGTAAAAATATAAACTGCATGGGAATAGCTCCTCCTTCAGCGGATAGTGCATATAAACCAATAGCAGATAAAAGAGCGCATAAATCTGAGATGGGAATTGATCCGTCTACAAAGATAGTCGGAACAGTTATGCGAAATCAACGAAGGAAGCTCTATCCAGATCTGTTTGAAACTTTTAGAAAATATCTCAACTCTTCTGGAAGCAATGATACGTATCTATATTGCCACACTAGCTACCCGGATGTAGGCTGGGACATTCCAAAACTTATAAATAAGTACGGGCTTTCTAGCAAGGTATTGTTTACGTATGTATGCTCAAAATGTGGCCATTTCTTTCCAACATTTTTCAAGGACGCTATAACACTTTGCCCAAACTGCAAAACACATGCCGCCGGTTTAGCCAGTGTTCAGAGAGGTGTAGATGCCGAATCTCTTTCCAAAATAATGAATATCTTTGATCTTTATATACAGTATGCAAACAGCGAGGGGTTTGGATTGCCACAAGTTGAAGCTGCATCGTGTGCGGTTCCAGTAATGAGCGTGGATTATTCAGCTATGAGCAGCGTTATAAGAAAGATTGGTGGAGTACCGCTAAAAGTAAAAACTTTATATCAAGAAATGGAAACTGGGTGTGACAGAGCAATCCCAGATAATGATTTTGCAGCAAGTGAAATTGAAAAATTCTTCAAACTTTCTGAATCCGAAAGAATGAAGAAAGGGAGAAAAACCCAACAAAAGTTCAAGAAGCATTACAATTGGGACAAAACTGCAAAGGTTTGGGAGGATTACTTTGATTCTGTAGAATTAAAAAATGAATCAGAAACTTGGAAATCTCCACCTAGAATATCTAGCCCATCACCGAATGTTCCCAATGGCCTTGGGGCAAAAGATTATGCAAAATGGCTTATTATAAATGTTCTTTGTGAACCAGAAAAGCTAGATACATATTTTGAATCCAGACTCATAAGAGATCTAAATTATGGAATGTATTTAGAGGGAACTGCTGGTATGTATTTGAATGAAGACTCAGCACATTCATTAAAGCCGTCATACCAACCATTTAACGAAGAAATAGCTTATAAATCTATGGCCAGTTTGTGCAACAGAAGAAATTACTGGGAACAAATAAGGCTTGATCAAACTTAAGTTCTCAGACCACTATGGATTCCAAATAATGTTCCCAGTATTTAAAAATAAAACAGGATTTGAAATAACTTTTGGCAATGAGGTCACAGTCTCTGTGGAATGGGACTCTTTTAGTGGCAACTCAGCTTCCGCAAGAGCTTCTCATTCCAAAGCTGGATACTTACATGTCACAGGTTTTGAGAAACAGTATGAAGAAGATAGCCATATCATTAAAGGCTTATCCCCTGATCAACTTCTTAGATTTTTTAACAAAGCTTGCAGCATGAGGTTTACAGAAGAAGGCGAACAGTGCATAGCTTTTTTTGACTTTAGATAGATAGAAGAAATGAAAGTATTATTTATAGGCTGTTATAGAGATGGCACCGGCTGGGCACAGGCGGCTATTGATTATATTTTAGCCGCAGATTCAGCAGGTGTAGATATAGTTTGCAGACCTATCAAGCTGAATGACTCAACCGTAGAAATCCCAGATAGAATTGTTGAGCTAGAGAAAAAGCCTCTATCCGGGTGTGATGTCTGTATACAGCATGTTCTTCCACACCTGATGGATTATAACGGTAGGTTTAAAAAGAATATAGGGCTTTATGCTAGCGAAACAAGCACTATGAAATATTCCAGTTGGCCACAAAAAATAAACAGGATGGACGAAGCTTGGGTTATAAATAGCCAAATGTCTGATTGCGCAACCGAAAGTGATGTCAGCGTACCAGTAAAGATTATCCCTCACGCTTCGGATACTTCGAAATTTAAGAGAAGTCACAAAAAGATAAATCTTCCCACAAAAGGAGAGTTTATCTTCTATTTTATAGGAGAGCTTATACGGAGAAAAAATTTAGTATCTCTCCTGAAAGCTTTCCACCTTGAGTTTACAACAAATGAACCTGTTTCACTTCTGATCAAAACCAGCAAATACGGACTTTCTGACGACGAATGTGCGGAAAATGTTGTTGGTATGTGCAATGCCGTAAAAGAAAATCTTAAACTTTATTCCTCTATAGACGACTATAAACAAGAAATAATTGTCACAGAAAGGCTTTCAGATGAAGATATTATAAATCTTCACAACACCTGTGATTGCTTTGTTATGCCAAGCTTTGGCGAGGCTTGGTGTATACCTGCTTTCGACGCAATGGGATTTGGAAAAACTCCTATATGCACAAATACCGGGGGGATGGCTGACTTTCTCTCTGACGGTGGTGGAATTTTAGTCGAAGGTCACCCAGAACCTGTTTTTGGAATGACTGAAACATTTCACGATATTTATACAGGTCATGAAGACTGGATAAATGTTGATATAAGAGGTTTGCAAAAAGCCATGAGAAAAATATACACAATGCACACAGATAAAGATCCAGATTACAAAAAAATGAAAGAGCAAGGTCTTAAGTCGGCTTGTAAATATTCTTATGAAAATATTGGAAAGCTGATGGAAAAAGAGATATCTGATGTCAAATAGTCCCGTATCAACATTTACCAGAGCGGCCACCAGAAAGCTAGACGAACCTCTCAACATACTGTGTATGCCTACACACGAGAGGTATGAATCCCTTCTGTCAAGAACTGGTCATAATTTCTACGCTTATCACGCAGAAGGTATAAAAACTTGGAATGAAACTTACTCACCAGTACCAGATAACTATCACTTACTAGATGGAAGTCTTGGGTTTAATCAGATACCCCTAAATATAGATTTTGATATTATACTCTCTCAGAATAAGTTTGGACAGTTTCAAACTGCCTACCCTATAGCACGATCCTTGCAGATACCCATGATAAGTCTGGAACACACTCTCCCAATGCCAGAGTGGACACCCGACATGATGGAGGATCTTAGGGGTATGCGTGGAGATGTGAATGTATTTATTTCTGAGTATAGCACAGATGCTTGGAAATGGGGAGACTTGTCTAACACAATGGTTGTTCATCACGGGGTAGATTCTTCCAAATTTTCCCCGGACGACAACGTCGAAAGAAACGACGAGATTCTTTCTGTTGTTAATGACTGGATAAATAGAGACTGGTGTTGTGGTTTTGGTATATGGAGAAATGTCTCCCAAGGATTACCTGTCAAAGTTGTTGGAGACACACCCGGATTATCTGAACCAGCGGGACTGGATGAACTATCTGAGATATACCGCTCCAGTAAAATTTTTCTCAATACTTCGACCATTTCACCAGTACCAACAGCCCTCTTAGAAGCGATGTCTTCTGGCTGCGCAGTTGTGTCAACTGCAACCTGCATGATTCCAGAAATTATACAAAATGGAATTAATGGCTTTATAAGCAACGATGAGGATGAACTTAAACAATACCTAGTAGATCTCCTCAACGATCCCAACCTCTGTGAGAAAATTGGATCAGAAGCAAGAAAAACAATTGTGGAAAGATTTTCTGAAGAGTCATTTTTGTCTAAATGGGATGACATTTTTCTAGCAACGTCGAGGATTTTCGCATGAAGATTAATATATCTGTGGGGGGCAAACCAAAAAATGGATACGTTAATATAGACCCATCTGTTAATAAACAATGGGATAAGATTAAAAATCTTGACCACGTTGCGGATGACTCGGAATGCAATGAGATTATTGCCGAGGATATGGTAGATTTTCTGTCGTCGGACGATCTTGAAAAAACCATTCAACACTGGGTCAGCAAACTGAGACACAGTGGTAAAATTGTCATTGGTGGAACAGATATGTATGAAGTGTGTAAGCACTTTTTTCAAAAGGGGATTTCCACGAAAGATGCAAATATTCTTATTCACGGTGAGCAAAAAGAAGCTTGGGATTTTAGAATAAATCAAACAACTATAGAAAATTTAGAATCTATTTTGTCTAATTTAGGCATAGATATATTAAAAAAGAGATCGTCTAATTTTAAGATGGTTATAGAAGGAGAAAGACCATGAATGGTTTTTTCAATAAGGATAAGCAGCCAGACCCTGAAGGCAAACCGTCGATAATTATACCCAATGAATTGAAACCGGAAAATGAAATAAGTTCTTCGAAGATTCAAGAGGCTCTTAAAGTTACAACATCTTGCAAGGAATGTTTTTTTGCTGAATATATAGGAAATTCTCAAGTAGATTGCAAAATGGGTATGATTGATAAATTTAAAGAAAAAGGATACAAATTGGAGATTGAGTCTGACACAGTTTTAGATGAAGACGGAAATAAATCAGATATTAAATATTATACCTCTGAAAAGATATGCCATTTTTACAGAACTAAAGAGTGGTCCAATCTTAAAACAGATCATGTCAATCAAGCAAAAGAAGAGGTTCAGATAAGTGTTGATATAATACTTATATTGGATAAAGAGTGTAAGTTTGAAGATTTCCAAGACAGTATTGACAGAATCAAAAACCAAGAAAATAAAAAAATATCACAACTTATAGTTGTTCAGTATATTGATAATAGAATTTCAGAATTGGATATTTTAGGACATCTGAAAATTCTTGGGGAGGATACCACCTTCCAGCTTATATCTATGACTGATCTGGTTATTGATGATTTTTTTGCTGTTGATTATGTTTTTAGAAATTGCAAATCTTCATATTATTCAGTGTTTAAAGCTGGATTTAAAATTCCTAAAAACTTTGTTAACCAATTAAATGTAATGATATATGAAGATCTAGAAGTCCTACCGTTTATAGAACCCGATAAAGATAAAGATATAAATGGCTATACAGTGCAGAGATATTTACACGAAGCCCTTCAAGGAAATGCCAAGGCTCTTCTAAGCGACAAGATAAAAGAGTTTGCTGAAAACACAGGATCTAAAGAATTTTTAGTAAAATATAGCGATGTTATAAAATGAAAATGTCTGGAAGACCCAACATGCCCGTAGTAACGGTTTTAATACCGGTACATAACGATGAAAAATATATCGGATCTGCTATAGACAGCGCTTTAAATCAAGACTACGAAGCGTATTTTCGATTATGCGTGATAGACGATGGGTCTAGTGATAGATCTTGGGATATAGCAATAACCAAGATATTTTCAGACAGAGAGGTGGAGACAAAAGAGGATGGTGATATAATACTGGTAACAGACGGGAAGCACGTAGTAATTAAAAAGCCAGAGGCTAGCGGGCCAAGCGGTGCTAGAAATACGGGTATAAAATACACTTTGCACAGAACTGATATTTATGCAATGTTAGATTCTGATGATGAAATGTATCCATCAAAAGTATCAAAGTGTGTAGAAAAAATACTGGAAGACCCAGAAAGAATCGGCGCGGTCTATGCCGACTACGATACCATTAATGTTGAAACTAACAAGACCATAAGAGAATTTAAAGAACCTTTCAATAGACAAAGGCTGTTTCAGGAATGTATTGTTCACAGCGGATCTGTTGTTAACAGAATGGCTCTAGAAGCATCAATAGAAGAAACGGGTTTTTACGATGAAACAATGAGAACCTGCGAAGATTATGATCTATGGATGAGAATCAGTGACAACTACATGATTGTTCATATACCGGAATCTTTAACCAAGGTAAGGGTGACGGGTGATAATTCTAGTTTTATAATCAACAAAGATGTTTGGCAGAGAAATTGGTCTAGAGTTATGGAGAAAGCTTCGGAAAGGCATAATGCCTAAAAATAGCTCAAGATTTACGGTCCCCATAAAAAGGACTCCTTCTGGAAAATCCCCAGATCGAACCCTGAGTATAATAATCCCTGCCGCCGGAGCGGGACACAGGATGAGATCGTATGGACCCAAGTGCCTACTTCCCGTTGGTGGGAAAAATACCGTAATGGGAAGAGCGCTCAATATAATAAAGGATTCATTTGAATATAATGAAATTATACTAATCGTTGGATTTGAAGCTGATAAAATAATAGATGTAGTTCCTAATAATATAAGAATAGTTGAGAATCAGAACTACGAAAGTAGTAATACGGCAGAGAGCTTAAGGCTTGGTCTTAATAATTGTGTTGGAGAGAGCGTTTTAATACTTCACGGTGACATAATTTTCAATCAAGATATTATTGAATCTGTGGTTACTGGTGAATCCAGTGTTGTTATTAGCAACCATTTAAAAACTGAAAAAATAGGACTCACCGTAGTAAATGATTATGCCACGCATTTTGCGTATGGTCTAGATAAAAAATGGGGACAAATAGCCTACCTCACAGGTCAAGAACTTGATATCTGCAAGAGTGTTTGCAGAAATAGAAAAAGAGGAAAGCTTTACACGTTTGAAATATTAAATCTCGTGATGGAAAACGGTGGAAAGCTACGCACTGTTGAGGCAGATAAATCCGCAATAATGGAAATAGACTGTATAAGAGATCTGCAAAAATGAAAATAATGATATCTAACGACGGGCCGCATGCCCATTTTTACATAAGGCTGGGCTGGGCTAAAGTTTTTAATGAGCTTGGCCATGAAGTTGTATTTTGGGATATAGAAAGAAAACCAGCATTCGATGCGTTTGACGAATTCGATCCTGATATTTTTATTGGCCAAACTTACAACCTCACAAAATCTGTTGTAAAATGCATCTCCGAAAGACCAGACATGAAGGTTGTCATGAGGGCTTCAGACTGGGGTGATATGCAAAATGAAATTGATTTTAAAAGGTTTCCTGTTCTTGTCGCTAGAGAAGATGAAAAAACATTAGTGAAAGAGCTAAAAGAAAAAACAGGCAAACCTGACTTTGTGTATAACCATTATCATGATAAATGGATGAGCCAAACTCACAACAATTGGTCCAGCGAGGGAATAAATGTTGTGTCGATGCTTCACGGGGCGGATGTTTTTGACTATATTGATTCAGAATTTGAAGACTCTTTGAAAAGTGATGTTTCATTTATTGGTGGTTATTGGGATTACAAGGCTAAGTCTATAGATAAATACCTAATACCTCTTTGCCACCCCGTTGGAAAGTACAACGTAAAAATTTTCGGAAATCAGGGGTGGCCAGTTGTCCAGTATCTTGGTTTTCTTCCCAACGAATCTGTAAAAAATGTATTTAGATCTGCAACAATTTCTCCAAATATTAGTGAGCCACACTCTCAAGAATTTGGATATGATATAATAGAAAGACCGTTTAAGGTTTTGATGAGTAAGGGTTTTTGTATATCAGATTATGTCCAATCAATGGCAGAAGATGTTTTTAAAGATGGTGAAGTTTTATACGCCAAGAGTCCACAAGACTTTCTAGATCTTATAGATCATTACATAAAAAACCCAGAAGAAAGAGAAGAGCATATAGAAAAGGGTTACAATTGCGTTTTGAATAACCATACCTATTTCCACAGAGTCTCGACAATTTTTGAAAATCTTGATCTGGAAAAGGAAAAGATGAAATGCGATAGGCTTGCAGAATTCGTTTTGGGAGATCTGAAATGAGAGTTATAGTAACTGGGGCAACTGGATTTCTTGGAAGACATCTAGTAAAGAGATTGTCTGAACACCCAGATATCTTTACAGACATAACCACGATGAGCAAGTCTCCTATATTTTCTGGATGTTCTCCTTACTCACACAGACACTACACCTGCGATTTGTCTTTTTCTGATTCTGAATCTCCAACTTTTAACATGTTTAGAGGTATTTGCAGACAGCATAATCCTGATATAATTTTTCATCTGGCGGGAAATGCTGTTCCAAAACTTAACGAAAAAGATCCGCACAAGATCATAAACGATAATGTCATAGGAACCCATAAAGTGGTTCATTTCTGTCCTGAAAATTGCAAAGTAATATTAGCCTCATCTGTGATAGTTTATGGAGACTGGCTCTTTTCTCTAGACGAAGAAGGGTCTTACACAGAAAGTCACGCCACCCACCCAGTTTCCGTCTACGGTGTGTCAAAACTAGCGTCAGAGAATCTTCTCCGATCTTATATAAGCATGGGAAAATGTCGGGGAAGCATTTTGAGACTTTGTGCAACAATTGGTAGTGGTGTTACCCATGGCGTGATAAAAGATTTTATTAGAAAGATAAATTCCAATACAGACACCTTAGAAGTTCTGGGTTCTCACCCCGGATCTACTAAACCGTATTGTTATATAAGCGATGCTGTGGAAGCTTTTATAAGAGTTGCGTTAGATAAAAGGGAAGACCAAATATATAATGTTGTACCAGATAATTCTATCAGCATAGAACAAGTGGCTCAAACCGTTATAGATACCATGGACGTTGAAAGAGATATAAAGTGGCTCGGAGAAGGCTCCAACTGGAAGGGTGACAATAGAATTATAAGAGCTTCTAACGATAAACTTAAAAGTATTGGATGGGAGCCAAAGTATAAAAATTCGAGCAGATCAGTTGCTCAAGCAGTACTGGATATGCTTACATGAAAGTTCTTTTTTCTCATTTACTGGGAACAACATTTCAGAATATGTATAGTGGAAGCACGCACGGTGTGCGCCCGTTTGATGAAAACTCAGCAAATGTTGCAGACTATCTTCACGACAGCCTATTCCACGGCTTGAGATCCATTCTTGGGGAAGATGTTGTTGACCATATTGAAATGTGGCACATGTATGATAGTGCCGACGAGGAAGTTGTGAAAAATTTCCACGGAAAAGGTTTTACAATATGGAGACTGCTAAAAGAGTTAAATATAGATAGAGAAGATATTGAATCCAAGATTAGAAATCATTACTATGATTATATCATACTACCAATACACTGGACTATATCGTTTGTTGGATGGGAAGGGTTTGACTTCGTTGGCTTGTATGAAATTTTAAACAATCTAAGACAATACTATAAAAAAGAAGAAATAATACTGATAGAAGGTTGGGACCGACCAAAAATAAACACAGACTTCTTTGAGTACGGACTTTATTTCAAAAGAGAGCTTAACGAAACCCATTCGGATACAGCCTTTCCAATATCATTTTCAATTCCAAAAGAGAAGATGCTTGGCCCAGAAGAAAAAGAAAAAGATTTTGCAAGACTTGTTCCTTGGTGGAACCATGATACCTATGTATATGATCATGAAGATCCATATTATAGAGACTATAGAATAAGTAGGTTTGCATACACCTGTAAAAAGGGTCAATGGAACCATATGGATGAGGGCTGGGACTGCATGAGGCATTATGAAATACTCGCATGTGGCTGCGTACCTTTCTTTACTAATATTGAAATATGTCCAAAAGACACCATGGTTAGATTTCCTAAAGATCTAATGATAGAAGCAAAAAAAATTAAAGGGATTGTTCCACACACCTCAAGAGACTGGAATCCAGAAGTTGATACCTATCTTGGAAGCTGTAGACCAGAAGCAAATGATTTGCAAAAATCTGTTCCCGCAGGACACATTGACCATGATATATTTGATGAAGATGAATATAGCAGGGTTTCATACGAGCTTTTTGAATACACAAAAAAGAACCTTTCTACAGAATCAGAAGCAAAACATTTGCTTGACAGGGTTATAAAATGCAATTCGTAGACAAGGCTATTTGCCTTTGTCTCGATAAGAGACAGGAAGAGTGGGAAGATTTACAAAATCATTGTGAATCTAAAGGTTTAAAATTTGATAGATTCTTAGTTGGTGAAGGGAATATTTTTCCAGAATCAGAATATGACCATTTGGACATTAAAGATGTTCCACCGCACTGGGGTTACGGAAATCCCACTGGTAGAATTCACCACTTTAATGCCTTTTTGTCTCACAAGAAGATGATACTTAAATCAAAAGACGAAGGTCTCAATAATGTTCTTTTTCTTGAAGACGATGCGTATTTTACAAACAGGTACGATGAAGTTGCAGAAAGCCTATCCAGTGAGTTAAACTCTCTAGATTTTGATTTCTTATTTTTAGGATGGTGGATAGGATATGAATCAGATGATTACAATCAAAATGTTGAAAAAGAATATAATTCCAACAAGAGAACTGGAATAGAGCGAGTAAGAAATGCTCATTTTACATGCGGTGGATTACACGGGGTTGTAATAAACCAAAGAATGTTTGATCCACTATTACAATTACACCCCATCGGACCCATAGATAGTCAGCTAAATAGATTCTTCCACCCGTTTGTCAATTCATACTATGTTTTCCCAAAGATAATTCATGACAAGGGTATATTTAGCCACTGCGAACAATCTGTAACACCAAGGTTAAAACTATGATTCCAATATTTATCTTCTCAAAAAACAGGGCTTGTCAACTTAGACTACTCTTAGAAAGCCTGAAAAAAAATTGCGGAGACATATTTGATGTTACAATTTTATATAACTGTGCAATTACTTCCGATATTTCATACGAGGACATGTGGGAAAAGGGATATGAAAAATTAATTGAAGAAGAAATACTAACTGGGATAAAATGGGTTAAAGAAGATAAAGACAAGTTTGTTTCTATTTTTTCAGTAAATGAAATATCCCACGCTACTCAAGTTATGTTTGAGTTTCTTGAGGAAAATGAAAATAAAAAGGTTGGGTTTTTTGTCGATGACAACGTGTGGTTTAGAAAAGCTAATCTAGATGAAAATATTCTTAACTCCCTGTTCAAAGAAGATACTTGGTGTGTTAGTTATAGGCTTGGATTAAATACTACTATACAAAATTACAAGACGGGAGAAGAGCAGTTTATTAAACTGGTGGATGCAACCACAATGGAAGACCCAATCAAAACCAGTATTTTTGGAATTTCAATAGGATACACTCATGCCCCCGAAGACAACTTCTACATAAGGTGGCCTACAGACTCTAAAACACCTCGTTCTAGCAACTATTTATTTTTATTTAGTGTTGACGGTGCCTTTTATAGAGCAGGAGATCTTCTTAATATTTTTGACACGATTGAGAAACCCAAGCATAAAAAATTACGTAGAGACTTTTCTAAATCAGAACCTCTCAATTCTCCGCACTCCCTGTCCTTGGCTCACAAGATAGAGTCCTTTGTAAACACCGCTTTGTCAAATAATATAAATATAATCAAGGGAACAAAGTTCTGTTCTCCTGAGCAAAGCTGTGTTATTGGCACGAATTACAACAGGGTTGTTGATGCTTTTCAACCTACTAAATCTCATTACAACCCCACCGACATTACTGATAAATATTTTCCGCTTGGCGGGGTTTCAGAACGTCGTGGAAATATGTCACATCAACCCT